AAACATCTATAGTGATGCGGTAGGGTAATTCCAAACCCGTCTCTTTGCCGTTGATCTTGTGCTCGTAGCCCAGCAGATCCTGCTCGCAGTAGATCTCGTAGACCTCGCGGTCGCGGTCCTCCATCCGCGACGAAGTCGCGGTAATCCCCTGCTGGCTGTCCTTCTCCTCCTTGGCCGCGTCGAGCTTGCGCAACTCGGCCTGCGACAGATCCACATCACGGTACACGCCCATGATCTGCAACCGCTTCACCGTGCTGGGTTTCATCATGGATCGATGCGTAATGCGTCTAGCATTACGCAGATCGGTGGCGCTGTAGTTCACGATCAGATCGTCAGCATCCACACTCTCGCTGACAGGGCGATTGCGCAGCGGGCAGAAATACACCTTCTTGAACGCGGAGCCGCCAAACCCCAGCATGAACAGCATACGGTCAGTATCGGGATAGTACTCGCTCGCGGTTACTGTCAGATAGTGATTAAGATCCTTCTCGAGATCATTGGCCTGCTTGTCCTGCTCTATCAGTGACGCGTTGCCGTCATCACGCACCTTCACCGGGCCGTCAGTTGGCAGCATCTCGCCTCTGGCGTTCGCTTGAAACCGCAGCACCGCTTCCAACAGCAGCGGATGCCTGACACGGCTCATCCCCTCCACCGGAGCGCCGTCGGTAGATCCCCCGACATTGGGGATCTCAATCTTCAGCCCCAACAGCTTGATGCCCTGCGCGCGATCCTCAATCCAGTCCTGACGGCTCTGTAGGTCATCCTCCACCAACCGCAACAGATCATCGGAGATGCGGTTCAGTTCGATGTCGGGCAGATCCTCGGCAAGGTTGTCAAACCAGCCAAGCGGATCTTTCCTGATATCATCATCATCAATAGGCTTACCGTCTAAACTGATACTAATGCTGCCATCGTCATGTTCCACCCGCAGACCGCTCACCCCCGACGGCGTCTGCATCGGCGTGGTCGGCTCGTTGGCCTTGTAGCTGACAGCCAGATCCGGCGTGCTAACCAGCCGCAACGTCGGTGATAACCCTGGAACGAGCGGCAAGCGCGTACCTCCTCTGATACAGGGCCATCGCCTCCTGCACCGCATGGTAGTCCTGTGCGGCTCTTAATTGAAACACCTCGCGACCGTTGATGATGTCGGGCGACCACACCGTCACCAGAAACGTCTCCTCACCTACCCGATCCGCCATCGCCAGCAGACGCAACTGCGTCGTCGGCTCATACTCAAGCTGCGGTGTGATGATCACGTCGGAGCCTTCGACCGCGACAGCGTCGCCACGCCACCCGCCATGTTGCTCGCGCTATACGGCCACCGCGCCTCCAACGGCGGATAGTCCGCTCCCGTCACAAACTCAACCCGCCTCACCTCGCCCGTCGGGTGAAACTCAATCGCCTTCACCGACGGACATAACCGGCCATGATGCAAGCCACACCACCCGCACTCCATCACGCCGCCTCGTCAGGCGACATATGCCCGGTCGGCGCCACCGGCTCCTCGGGCGGCTTCAGCATCACCGCGCCAGGGCGCAGCAGCCCAGGCGGCAACGGCGGCGCCACAGGCGCAGGCGCCACCTTGATCTCCACAGGCGGCGCCCCCGACGGCATCGGCATCACACTGCCAGGAAACAGATGCGAACGCGCCGCCCCGATGGCCGCGTGCAAATTACGCACCCGACCCTCCAACTCCACCAGATCCTCGGCCAGCGCCAACAGGCTGGGTTCACCCGATTGCATCACCGGCTCCGCTTGTGGTTCTTGTCATCGTCACGGTCGCCCTGCTGGTCATCATGCTTGCTGCGCTTGTGATTCTTCTCATCATCGTCATCGTGCTTGGCAGCCTTCGCCTCAGCCTTGGGTTCCGCCACAGGCGCTGGCGGCGGCGGCATCTCCGCACTCACCACCTCGGGGGCAAACACTTCCGGACCCGGATCAACCGGCGCGCCCGCTATCGGCGCGTGCGCTATCGGCGTGGGCGACTTGCCATGCTCCGCTGGCTTGTCCACATGCTTCTCATGTTCCGCCATCGTTCCATCCCCTCATACCTGTTGTTGCGCATCCGTCTCGGCGGCGTCGGTCAGATACCGCGCCAGCCCCGCCAGCGCGTCCGCCGGTATCATGATCTCGTCGCACACTACACCGTTCCCCTCCCGCGCCGCACTCCATACCTCAACGTGGATCAGCCCATAGCGATCCCGCCCCACCCGCACCCACTCGGTGATCTCAGTCATGCGCGTCGCCATCGCCACCCCCCAACCCATCCTCGATCAATTCAATGGCGTGCTTGCGGATGCCGTTGGCGATGATCAGCGCCCGCTCCCTGTCCACCCCAACCTCCAAGGCAGTACGCCCCACCAACTGCTCGATAATCCTGATCCGCGTCATGCCGTTGTGCCGTTCCAATATCGCACAGATGTTCTGGAACGCCTCCAGCGATGCGGCCGTGAAGGCGCGCTTGCCCGCCATGCTACACCGGATACAACGGTTGCAGCGGCTTGGTGTAGCGCATCGCCTCCTCGATCTCGGCCTCGCGCTCAGGCGAGCGCACCAGCAGCCCCAGGTCGCGCAGATGCCGCATGCCCTGGCTCATCGCGTCCACCAGATCATCGTTGCGCCCCTTGGGGAAGCTCGCGCACTGCTGGATCACCGTGTCCGCCCAGTTCCGATCCGGCGCGAACACCGTGCCCTCCGCGAACAGCGGCGCCACCGAGTGCAGCCGCGCCACCTTGTCGAGGTTCTTGGGGTCATACAACTGCACCGCGAACTCCTCCGTTGCGCCATAGATACGACGTAGCTCCTGCCCGACGCTGATGCCTGCGGCCTTGTTCTCCACCAGCACCTTGTCGGCCTTCAGGTCGCGGCACGTCTTGGCCACCTTCTTGACAAGCTCATGCAACTCCAGCTTCTCCTGCCACGCCGTCATCAGCATCACCCTCGGCAGGCCGTTGATCTCGTCGTGCTCCACCACCTCGCTGTCGCGCACCCGACCGTAACGATCCACGTGCCGAGTGACCATCGTCTCCGACGATCCATACCAGATGCCCAGGATCACCATGGCGCTGTAGTCGTTCTCGGTCTTCGCCGTGTAGGCGCAGTCCAGGCTGGCCAGGATGTAGCTGAACGGCGGGAACTCGTTGGGCACCCAGGTCTGCCACCATTCCGCCTTCAGAATGCCGCCGCCCGCAGGCGCCGGGCGCTGCTGCAACTGCCCGGCCGCGCCATAGGGGCCAAGCGTCTTCTCCAGCAGCGCCACCTGATCCTCATCGAACCGCTCGGGCCAGAGCAGTTCGCCCTCGACCGCACGCGGGTCGCGCCACGTCACCGCGCGGCCGTCGGCCGTGGCACTGCCGGGCACCAGCACGGTGTAGAACGAGCGGTCGGCCTCGTAGCGCATCGGCAGGCACAGATGCACGAACTCGGGGTGCGCCTCCAGTATGTGCCCGCTGATGTCCAACTCGTTCAGCCGCTGCGCGATGACGATGCGCGCGCCGTGGCCCGGCTTGCTGTTGTTCAGCCGGTTGTAGAACGCGGTCTGCCACCAATCGATGGTAGAGCGCAGCACCGCCTCGCTGTTGGCCTCGGTGGCGTTGTTCAGGTCGTCCCCGATGAGGTAGGTCGCGCCCAGACCAGTGGTGGCCGACCCGACCGATATGGCGATGCGCACCCCGTTGGCGCTGGTGGCGAACCGCGTCTTGGTGTTCTGGTCGTCGGTGATGGCGAAGCGGTCGCCCCAGCGCCGCTGGTACCAGTCACTAAGTAATAAGGTACGGCAGCGCACGCTGTCCTGCACCGACAGGCTCATGCCGTAGCTGGCACACAGGAAGCTGCACCCTGGCCCGGCCAGCGGCGTGCGCCCTGGCTGGGCGTAGACCCAGGCGGGCAGCATGGTGCCGACGATGGTGCTCTTGCTGAAGCGTGGCGGCACGTTGATCAGCAGCCCCTGAATGTGGCCATCGACCACGGCCTCAAGGTGCTCGCTGATGGCGTCGATGACGTAGCCGCCATGGGCGAACGGCGCGCTGTCGATGGCGGGCCACGCGGCGGCGGTGAACGCCGCCAGCGACTGCTCTAGCTCGGCGCGCTCGATCTCCAGCAGCACCTCGCTGGTGTCGATCAGCGTGCCCTTGTGGCGGATCAGCATCGGCGGGCGCGCACGAACATAGGAATGCCGGGCGCCCAGATCGGGATCACGACGGCGTCCACGCTGGCGTCGTCATGCTCGGCAAGGTCGGCCACACATAGCTCATACGCCGCCGTGTTCATCTTCTTGTAGGACAGCTTCAGGTCCCACGGCACCTCTGCCTCTAGGTTCAGAAACCCGTAGCGGCAGAGGTGATGCCACACCTTCTCCGCGTTCACCGACAGGTATTGCTCGGGCAAGGCGGGCGGTGGCGGGCGATCATTGGCCATTGCGCTCGGCCTCCTCGATGGCCAGCAGCGTGGCCTTCAAGGCCTTGCGCGTGGCCGGGTCCAGGCTGCGCACGTCGATGATGGTGCGCTCGTCCGCCTCATCAGGCGGCGCGGGCGGCGCCGTCTTGTCACCCCAGAAGGCCGGGTTGAGCTTGCCCATCACCCATCGCCGCGCGTCGATCCGCAGCCTGTCGCGCTGCGGGTTTGTTGGCTCATCGATATCACCTACAGGCAGCTTGCCGTCTGCAATCAAAATGATCTCATCAGCGTATCGTTCCACAGCCAGATGGCGCGCGCGTGCGTAGCGATCTCGCAATTCGGGCGAACCCGCGAGCCATCTGTACCAACTCGCGTACGTTGGAAATGGCGGTTTTCCGTCGCATATCTGCGAGATCATTCCGCCCATTGCAACTAATTCTAGGACGCTCTGAAAGGTCCTTTCATCGAACCTCATAGGCGGTCCAACACGTTTGTGCTGTTGCTTCAGAACGTCCAGCTTTGGCTGCACAGCGGTTCTGAGCGCGCCATTATTGGCTCGCTCGCGCTTGACCACGTGGGTATTTTCGAAGTCAGCCATGCTGGCCCTTTAACGCGTGAGGGGCGCCTTGCGGCGCCCCTGTGACATTACGCGGCTTCCTGTGCCGGTTTCCAGTCTCGCAATCGCTGCACGAGGAACAGGCGCTCATCGTTGGCGCTCTCGATATCGCGGCGCAGGGATTTCACCTGTCCCTGGAAGTTGCAGTGATAGTGATCGCGGCCGCCTGGGCTGTAGCAGCCTGGGGAGGGCGCGGAGGTATCGAAATCCTCGGGGCGCTGGAGCCGGTAGCGGATTTCGCGTGAGCGGTAGCCGTGGCCGTATTCCACGATTTCCAGGGGTGGGTTTTCGAGGAGGTCTTCGATGCGCGACTGGGTGCGCACCACGAACCGGTCGATGGCTTCGATGGCGTGCGGGATGGCGTCGCAGGCGACCTCATAGGGCTGGTAGCGGGCGCCAAAGCACGAGGCGGTCTGCCAGCCGCGTCCGGGGCGCTTGTAGCCATGGTGCGCGATCTGCCCGGTGGCGGCGCAGATGGAGCGGGCGCAGATCTGGCAGTGGGTGGGGTATTTGGGGGTCATGTCTGGGGTCCTTGATGCGGGGTAGGCGCCCCCGTGAGGGGGCGCCAGGGTTTCAGTACCAGGGGTCTTCGTGAGCGTGACGTTGCGCCCAGGCGTCGTTGAGGTTCTCTTCGTGACGGATGCGGGCGATCTCGCCGTCCTCGTCCTCGATGTCTTCGTGGGCGGCTTCCTCGGCCGCGATGTAGTCGAGTGCGTCGATGGCGCAGCGCAGGGCGGCGAGCACGACCTCGGTGGAGGAGGCGCGGAAATCGAGGCGCTGGCCGTGGTAGTTTGCGGTGATGCAGGCGGCCTTTTCGCGGGGCAGGTTGGAGAGGATGCCGATTTCGGCGCGGTCGGCAATCAGGTTCCACACGGGGACGCCTGGGGCGACGCGGCGGGCGATGAGGTTGGTGGAGATCACGAGCTTGGTCCTTTCGCGGCGGGGGTGCCGGTGACGACGTAGATAAGGGCCTGCTGACAAACTGTCAACAGACCCCCAGGTCACAGGCGCGTGACGTTACGCTATTCGTCGCTGTGATCCCTCCCCGCCAGCACCTCGTTCAGGAGCCGCTCGCGGGCGCATGCCTCGGCCTCCTCGCGGGTGTGGAATGTGCCCCATTGCTGGTAGAGGCGCCCCTTTCCACTGACCACGCGATAGACCGCGTGGTGATGGGTCAGAGTGAGTTTCTCGATGCGGTAGATCGGCTCCATGGCTCAGACCTCCAGCGCGGTTTGCGCCGCTTCGTATTCCGCCAGGATGATGCCGCCCGGCCCTTCCAGGGTCGCGGAGATGGCGTTGGGGTTGGCGCAGGCGGCGCGGTAGGCGGCGCGGGCGAGGTTCTCCTCGCCTTGCGCGTAGTCAAGCTGCACGACCTTGACGTGGTTGGCGCCTTCGATCCAGGCGATGGTGATGGCGTATCCGTCCATGGTCAGAAACCTCCGGTGAGTTCGATGAGCCAGCGGTGCCCTTTTTCGCTGACTTCGAACGTCAGCCCCTCGCGCACGAACTGCGCGCAGAGCTTGGCGAGCTTGGTGAGATCTTCGATATCGACCCAGATATACATAGGAAAATGGTCCTTGATTGGGGGCGGGGGCCTGTGCCCCCGCGTTGTTAGTGATCAGGCTTCTTGGAACTCGTCGCAGGCGATGTCGTAGGCGTCGCTGGCGGCGATGTAGGCCGCGTGCAGTTCGCGCTCGTGGCGAGGATCGACATTGCAGAGCAGCGAGCGGTAGGCCGCCTCCAGCGCGTCTTCCAGGGCCTTAAATTCAGCGTAGGTCATGGTCTGGTCCTTTCGCGGCATACCGTGCCGGTGCCCCGTAGATACGAGCCTGCTGACAAACTGTCAACAGACCCGCTGGCCTCGCGCGCATCACGTGCGCGTGTGCGCGGCCAGGGGGCGCGCGTGCGCGCGTGGCCAGGGCGCGTGCGCGCGCGAGGCGGGCCAATAATCGATTGCTGACCTATTGCTGGCCTTCCTGACCATCACCCCGCAGAATGCCCCAGGATGCCCGCAGGCGGGTTTTGGCTCCTGGGGGGTGCGTGGATGCGCCAGGGCGCCCTGGCGCCGTCCTACGGGCATCCACAGCGGTTTTAGAACGGGATATCATCCGCGCGGCCCAGCTTGGCCGACAGGGTGCTGCGGTCGGCGGCGGTGACCATGGCGCCCGGCCATGTGGTCTTCAGCAGCCCCACAGTGGCGCTGTAGTGCCCCAGCAGCCTGCCGACCTCCTCCAGGCTGTAGACCGCCATGGCGCGGTTCTGGCGGCTGTGCAGGGCTGCCTCGGGGGTGGTGCGGGTGATGGCGATCACCTCGCCATCGGGGCTGATCACCTCCCACACGTCCGGTGACAGGTGTTTATGCCCAGCTTCCAGGGCCGCCGTGTTCAGCGCGTTCCAGCCCGCCAGCATGCGCTTCGCCTCATGGCGCAGTTCATCCAGGCTGCCGTCGCGCACCGCGTGGTCGAGCTTCTCGCCCTGGCGGTCGAAGCGCAGGCGCAGATCCTCGGCCACCAGCAGGCGCAGGCGCCCGATCCCCCACGCCATCTCAAGCTCATGGGCGCGGTGATCCAGGCCGTCGAGGATGGCGCGGCCAGCGAGGTGGTCGTGCAGCCAGGAGGGGTTGTTGTCGGTCATGTCGGCGGTCCTTGTGCGGGGTTGGTCGGCGTATCGCTGTATCGCGTGGGGACCCCCAAGAATAGGAAGCCGATACAAGGCGGCTTCCCTTGGGGGCTGTATCGAAAGTCTGTATCGCGATACAGCCGCAGATTTCCGGGGGTTTGATGGTCGTTTTTTTCATGACAGTATCGCACCGTATCGCTGTATCGTATCGCGATACAGGACCCCCCCGCTGTATCGCGCTCCGATACAGGAATGATCCTGAATTTGTTCACGCTTTGATCACGGGTCATCGCTGACGCCGATCTCGTTCATGCCCTGCGGCGTGATCATCCACTTCTTGCGATGAACCTTGGCGAGCTTTTCCTGCCCTAGCGTCTTGAGCAACCGCTGCACCTTTCCCAGCAGCGGCTGGCCCTGCTCGTTCGTCCACCCGGCGTTCATGGCGATGTCGCGCAGGTTGATGCCGGGGTAGCGGTGCAGCCACACCAGCACCGTGTTCTCGTCCGACACAGCAGCCGCATCGACCCGGTCAGCCTCGGCATCGCTCTGTAGCGTGGCCACGATGCTGACGAACGGGCGCCCCTTGTGATCGCAAAGCTCGGTCAGCTTCACCTGCACCAGCGCGAAGCTGACCGGCGAGAAATCGGCACCCCGGATCTTGCCACCCCAATGCAGCCGCGTGCTCTCGCCCTGCGCCTCCGACCACAGCGTGAGGTTGGCGTCGATCTCGGCCATGAACGCCCCGCCACCGCGCGGCAGCAGGCTCTCGCGGCTGGCGTTCTTGGTCGGATGGCACAGCACCAGCACGGCCGGGTTGCCCCGGCACTGCGTCAGCGTGCGCAGCGTCCTGGCCCAACTGCCCATCTGCACGTTGTGGTTCTCGTCCTCGCCAGGGAAATATGCCGCGCTGGTGTCCACTACGATCAGCGACAACGGCCTGGGCGTTAGACTGGCTATGGCTGGCCTGTCATCGATCTGCTGCCGCAGCGCGCTCGCATCACCCGGCGCCATAGGAAAGTTTCCCGGCATCACGCTGATATGCATCTGATCGAACGGCACCCCGTAGTGCTTCGCCGCCGCATGGAAGCGGCCGCACAGATCGTCCGGGTTCTCGCCCGCCAGGAAGATCACTTCGCCCGGCTCGACCTCCAGGGACCCCAGGTTGCGCCCGGTGGCGATATGCATTCCCAGGCATAACGCGACGGCGGTCTTGCCATGTCCGGTGGCGCTGGTGAGCGCGATCAGCCTGCCGCGCTGGATGATACCGTCCACGATGTAATCCGGCCGCTGGAACGTCGCCGCGAACTCGGCGGCGGTAAGCAGCGGGCGCGGCCCTGGCGCCTTCGTGCCGGGGTAGGGATTGCCAGATGGCGAGGGTCCCCAATCGTCCTCATCGTCCGCACCGTCCGCAGGAGGTGGTGGTGGCGCCTGCTGCGGCCTGGGCTTGCCCGCCTCGTCCGCGACCTTGGCGTCCCACTGCGCCATGGCGTAGTGCCACTTGCGCTGGAACTCCGACCACCCGCGCCCTTCCTGTTCAAGCCGCTCGGCCTTGGCCGCGTGCGCCCCTGGAATGCGGCTGTCCACGTGCTCGACCCAGGCGAGGAACGCGTCGGCGCAGGCGCTCTCGCTTTCCACATTAGTCGGCGGGATCGGGCAGGCGCGGTACCAGTCCAGCACGCGCCCCCAGATCCAGCGCAGCATGTACTCCTCGCGGCCATCGCTGATGGTGTCGGCCAGGGCGGCGGCCAGACCGCCCCCGTTGACCTTAGACGCGGGCGCGGGCTGCTTAGGTAAACGGGTAGCCTTGCGCGCGGCGGGCACGGCCGCCGCGCCCAGGATCACCGCCGCCTCCACGAGGAACGCATGTACCTGTTCCTCGGTGACCATGGTCAGGCCGCTGGCCGCGATGTCGCCGGGCGCCTCGGGATGCCAGTTCAGTTCCGCCCCGGTATGATGCGCGCCGAATGCCACGAACTGCTGGCCCGCGCCCAGCACCTCCACTTTGCCGTTGGGGGTGGGCAGCACGACCTTGCCGGGTGCGCCCTCGGCGGCGCGGTACAACAGCAGCACGCGGGGTCCGGTGGCGCGGTAGCGCGCGGGCGCTTCGCCCAGCGTATGCACCGCAGCGCCATGCACCTGTGACGCCATCACGACGTTGTCCACGTCGATATCGACGGCGCGCAGTCCGTCACAAAGTATCCCCGTATTCAACGCGTGAGCGACCGCAGGGCATGTCGCCACGAACGGGGGATCTTGCAGCGCTGAAGCTCTCCAGCCATTGCCCAGCGGCGCCTTGCCGCTCTTCTCGTCGCCCCTGACGGGGTTGCGCACCGCCACCGGCCTGAACCCCGCGTCCCACAGCCTCTCGCGGGTCAGCGTGGCCTCAGCGATGCTGGGGAGATCGATGGGCAGTGGCGCGGGCGCCACAGGCTCATCGAAACCATGGCTCTCGTCCGCGCCGTTCATGACAACCATGTCACGCCGCAGTGACGCTGGTTGCGCCATAGCGTGGCCGGTACTAATCTGTGGATAACCATTGCGACGGTGTTCCTCGTCGTAGTCGGTGCGGATAGGGGGCCGGGTCTGCGAAACCCGGCCCTTCCCCGTTGAAGGCAGCAAGCCTGCGACGGTTCTGTGACGGTGGCAAGCCGCCTCGTGATCACACCATCCCTGGTGTCTCGTGACGATTGGCAGGCGCTACGGGTACCACCTCGTCCAGACCAAGTGCCAGAAGATCAGGATGAGGATGGCCAACGCCATGAACCCCTGGAGTGCGTTGAACACCGGAGCGAGGACGCGATACAGCGGCGGGATGATCGCCTCCAGCACGAGGTAGACCGCGCACAGCCCGCAGGTGATGAAGAACACCACGCCAATGCCGAAGGCGATCAGGTGCAGCATCACACCACCCCCTTGGCTTGCAGCGCGCTCTCGGCCTCGCCACGGGTGGCGTAGGGACCGTGCAGGGGACCGATAGGCTCGCCCAGGATGTCATAATCATCGATGCGGCAGCGCCACTGAAAGTACCAGCCCTCGTGGCACGCGGCGAACTCGCCGCTGGTGTCGGCCCACTGGAACCACTGGCAATACTCCTCGTCCCAGAACTCCTCGCCGGGGGGCACGCGCTGCCCGCAGGACCAGATGTTCTCGGCCTCGACGGCGCCGCCGGTCACCCGGAAAATCATGTCGGCATGCGGTGCCATCACGGTCCCCCTTCGCCCGCCAGGGCGTCGAACATGGCGCCCAGACCGACCCGGTACAGGCACAGCGACACCAAGCTCCAGATCAGCAGGAACGTGGCCAGGGTGACGTAGCGGGGCGGGATGAACACGGCGGAAACATAGGCCACCAGCAGGCCGATGACGCCCGCATTGACCAGCGCGGAGAGGGTCATCAGGCCCCTCCCTCGATTTCGTTGGTGGCGATCACCAGCGTGTGCTGCTGGATCTCGATGGCCTCGATGCGCTGGCGGATCGTGGAGATGTCGCCCTCACGACGGCTGATGGTGTTGCAGCGGATCTCCCAGGCCCGCGCGTGCCCCCACTTGGCGGCGTGCCGGGGCGAGGGTCCGCTGGCCTGTAGCTCCAGCAATTCCTGAAGCTCCCAGGCCAGCACGGCACGGTAGTGATCGAGCACGCGGGTGACGCTGTCGAGGCGCTCGTGGAGCGCCCCTGACGACCGCAGGCGCCCACCCTGGCGGGGGGCGCTCCGGGGGGACGCGCTCATGCGCCCAGCGCCACGAGGAACGCCGCGTCGGCGTCGAGGCTGGCCTCGTCCGCCGCGTTGCGCTTGGCCTTCAGCACCGCCTCGGCGGCGGCGACCAGCGCCCGCCCGATCAGCAGCGCCTCGGCGGCCGAATACACCAGCACGGTGCGCAGGCCGGGGAGATCCTCCTCGGAGACGAGGTCGTGCAGCGCGACCTCGCCAAACTCGACATCGCCGTCCACGTCCACGCGGTGGGGGCAGTAGGGGGAGATCGGGGTGAGGTGAAGAACGGAGTTCATGGCAGGGGTCCTTGATGCTCGCCGGGGCGGAACGCCCTCGGCAGGGGGTAGGCGCCCCACCGGGGCGCCCGTAGGCTTACGCCGCGACCTTCACCTTGATGCGCAGGGTGGTCACGTCGGAGGATTTGGTGGGGGTGGCGTCGCCCAGGAGCTTCTTGCAGGCGGCGGTATCGACCGCGACGCGCTCGGTGAGGCTGACGACGATGTCGGCGTGCTCGCCCTGGATCAGGTCCAGGCCGGTGGCGACGATGGCGTCGCGGGCGGCCTTCACGGCGGCAGCAGCGACTTCCTCGGCGGCCTTGGCGGCGATGTAGGCGGCGACGAGGGGAGAGGTGTTGGAGAGGCTCATGATCCGGTTTCCCGTTTTGACGCCGGGGCGGGATGCCCTCGGCAAGAAGAGAGATAAGCCCCTGCTGACCGCTGGTCAACAGGGACGACGAAGAAAAGTGAATTTTTATTTTAAGACCGGCCCTTCGCGCGGTGGAAGCTGTGGCAGTCGGAGCAGGGCCAGCCGGTCACGCCCTTGGCGTCCTCGGGCGGCTCGCCCGCGCAGACATAGGCGCACGGGAAGGTGCTGCGCACCGTGAGCCAGCCGGTTCCGTTGCACACGTCGCAGGCGGCGTCAGCGGCCAGGGCGGCCGCCTCGTCCGCGTCCTCCTCCTGCTGTTCCAGATCCGCGATGGCCGCGTCCTCGGTGGCGCCCTTGCCGATCAGGCTGCCGGGGCCTTCGAAGGTCACGTCGTTGTAAGCGCACCAGCGCTCATCGACGGGGGCGTAGCCGGTGGTGTCGAGGTGGGTGACGATGGCCATGGGAGAGATCCTCATTGCGTGCCGGGCAGGAGCGCCCTGGCAAGGCTTGTGTAGGGGTTTGCTGACAGGCTGTCAACAGGCACGATGTCAATCCCGAAACCTCCGCGAAATTACGCGCGGTTAGACCAAGCGGTTTTGGCGGATTTAAAACGGCGGAAATCTGCCGAAAGAAACCCGCCGCGCTAATTTGGCGGCGTATTTGCGCGTTTTCGCGGCGAATTTCGCGGATTTCGCGGGTTTGACCGAAACTCGGTCGGATAATCGCGGATTAAACGCCGCTTTCGCTTTGTTCCGGGAACATCAGGAGAACACTGGGGGACAGAAATGTGCCCCCCCAGGCCCCCATTGACAGGGTTCAGATCCCCGCCTCCTCGTTCTCGCGGGCGAACTCCTGGCCGCCTTCAGGCGCCGCGTAGAGGTCCACGAGGGACCTCTTGGCGCGGGTGGCGGCGACGTATTGCAGGTTGATTTCCTGCTCCTGCTGCCACGCCTGACGGGCGTATTTGCTGGGGCAGGTACCGGCGCGGTCCAACCAGAACACCGTGTTCCACTCGCGGCCCTTGGACTTGTGGATGGTGGAGAGCACCAAGATCCCCGACACGTCGTTGGCGAAGATCTCGTTGATGGCGTCCACCACGGCGGCGACGCTGTCGCGGCGCTCGGCGCGGCACTGATCGATGATCACCTGAAGGGTCGCGACCTGATCCTCCACCGACTGCGCGCGGGTTTCGTTCTTCTTCGCCAGCGCCTTGGTGATCTCGCGGTTCGACCAGTCGGCCAGCTTCACTTCCAGGCCGTGCAGGGTGACGGCGTTCTTCCACTTGGTGGCCAGCTTGATCAGGCCCAGGCCGATGTCGCGACCCTCTACCTTGCACGCCACCTTGGCGCGGATGAGCTTGAACGCGAGTTCCACGAGCGGCTTGGTGTTGCGGCACAGGATGGCGCTGTCGCCATTGAGGTCGTTGCGCCCCAGCAGAGCCGACAGGGGCAGGCTGGTGACGGACCCAAGCGGCGCGCTCTCGTGCGCTTCGATATGGCTCACCCACTGCTGGGCGAACGCCACGATGGCCTGGGGGCAGCGGTAGGTGGTGGTCAGCGGCAGGCGGCAGCAGTCGAAATCCTGCGCGATCAGATCCAGGCTGTCGCTGTCGGCGCCAGTGAAACCGTAGATGGCTTGGTGACGGTCACCGACCGCGACGACGCGGCCGCCGGGGGCCAGCAGGGCGCGAACCAGGGCGCGGCGGGCCGGGTTGGTGTCCTGCGCCTCGTCCACGAAAACCCACTTGTTGCGCCAGAAGCGAACCTTCTTCACCAGCGGCAGGTACACCATGTCATCGAAGTCCACGATGTCGGTGACGCTGTTGCTGGAGCGCAGCAGGGCGATGCCCGCGTCCACGAAGCGCTCGGTGGCGTCGTCGTCCAGATCTTCGCTGGCCAGCACGTCGAAGTGCGAGATGATGTCGAACCACAGGCTCTTGTCATCGATGCTGCCCAGCACGCCCAGAGCGCGCTGCTTGGCCAGCGATACCAGCTTCACCAGAGGGGCGATCAGCGGGTGCTTGTCGTTGTTGAGCAGCACGGCGGCCAAATCGGCCAGCTTGTTGCCGTCCACCTTCACGTCGGGGAAAGCCTTGCGGTAGGCGCGGAAACCGAAAGAGTGGATGGTACCGGCATCGGCGGTCTTCCAGTCGATCCCGCGCTGCGCCAGCTTGCCCTTGATCTCGTCGGCAATTTTCTTGTTGTAGGCCAGGAAGGCCACGCCGCCGCCCGTGCGGGAGATCGCTTCGATCAGGGTGGTGGTCTTGCCCGCGCCAGCGACCGCTTCCAGAACGCAGGAGCCGGTGCCGTTGGAGATCCAGTCGAGGAATACTGCCTGCTGGATGGAGGGAGTGAAGGCCATGGGGTCGATCCTTATCTCAGGGGTGGGCGCGATTGCCCTGCCCCCTAAGTAAGGTCTTGCTGACCACCCGTCAACAGGAAGTTGAGGATTTTTCCACTTTTCTCGGCTTGGCGAACGCGACGAACGCGCAGTTCAGGGTCGCTTCGATCAGCCGCGCGATATTCCCGCCACGCCTGATCTCTGCGTCGGCCGTGGCGATCTCGGGCAAGCCGGTGATGTAGATATGCATTTCGCTGGACGCCTTCCCCAGGCTGGGATTCACCCGAATGTACCTCGCCCTGAAACGCACAGGCGCGCGGCTCATGGCCAATTCCCCACAGAGAACTTGCCCTCGTCCATCATCAGCAGCCACGCGGCCCGCACCGCACGGCGCCAGATGGCACTGTGCGGCTTGATGGTGCGGTAGCTGTATTCGTGGCCGGGGGCGTAGGCGAAACCGTATTGCAGCGATTTGCGCTTGGTGACGGTGCGCACAATGTGCGCCCCGTTCTCGGCCAGAGCCACGTCGTAATCGCGTATCCCTTGCGCCGTGCTGCCTTTCACCTTGACGCGGATCATCACTTCACCCCTGGCGAATGCGCGCGCTGCCAGGGGTTGTAGCCCAGCACCTTCTTGACGATGGCGAGGAACTCGGTCGCCTCGTCCTCGCTGTCGGCCTCATCGCAGAACTCGGGCAGGTTCTCGTCTTTCGTCCAGGCGCGCCACAGCTTGATGCCGTCCTCGGCATTCTTCAGGCCAAAGCTGAGATCCTCGTGCTGGAACGCCAGCCCCCCGGCAGCGGCGAGAAGCTCCTCGCGGGCGTTGAGATCGTTCATGGCTATTCAATCCCTTCTGCGAGGTCTTGCGCGGCAAGACGCGCGATGTAGGCGTCGATGTCGGCCTGTGTGGGTTCATAGGGCCGGGCCGACGCGATGGCGGCGAGCGCCAGAGCGTGCTGCTTGGCGAGGCTGGCGACCGTGCCCTTCTGGGCGCGGCGTATGGCTTCCGGGTTCGTCTCGGGCACCAGCGCCGGGCGATTGTAGAGCGCGGTGACGATCACCCGCGCCATGTCGAGCTTGGTGAGCTTCACGGTCAGTTCCCCTTCCGGGTTTCGCGGTCGAGCAGATCGGCCTTGCGGTTCAGTTCCTTGGCACGCGCGGCGCGGCCGTTGAGGTAAGCGAGGTGCGCCTCGTAGCGCAGCCGGTCGGCGCCGAACCTGCGGTCATTATTGGTGAGCGCGACCGGCCTGCGGCGCGCGTTCCACCGGTCTTCAAGGTTGGTGACCCTCATGACCGCACCTGCTTGGCGCGCTTCTCGGCCGCGCGCTTGTCGCCATACGCTATGCCGTCGCACCAGAGCTTGACGCTAAAGCCGTCAACCCAGCCCGCGTCGGTGACGAAGACGCACTTCTTGTTGCCGCGCGGGCCGTGCAGCATGAACCCGGCGGGGGCCGCCGTGTCGGGGTGGAACATCGGCACCGCGCGGGCGCCGTGAACCGCAAGCAATGCGGTCATCTCAGCGAAAGTCATGGGATCGGTCCTTGTGCTGGGCGTGATTGCCCGCGCCCCACATATGCGTCTGCTGACAGTCTGTCAACAGGCTGCCGGGGCGGATCTGAAAATAATTTTGCAAAGCAGTTGACGGTTTGTCCGCAGGTCCCTACCTTGTGTTCCCGCAACAACACGAGGACCACCGCATGGCGGGCATTAGACACCGCACCAAGAAACTGCCGGAATACCTAGTCAACGGCTGGATCATTAAGAAACGGCCGAACTCGTTCAGCGAGAAATATGCCTATGAGGCAACGGTATGGAACAGCGATGGATACCTGCTGGCACTGCACGGTTTCTTCTCGCTGAACACCGCCCGCGCCTTCTGCCGCAAGACCCCGCCACCCACCGTGGAGGAGACGCCATGATCTACCACGCGATGCGCTACCGCACGACGTGGTTCCGCCTACGCTGCCCCGACTGTGCCGGTGACGGCACCGCCGGGATCTGCGGCCCGGTCGATACCTACGGCGAGAACGATCACGGTATTTATCGCGAGGGCGACATGATGACATGCCAACGCTGCCAGGGCACTGGCCGCATCTACTTTGAAGTGGAGAACGAATGAATGACCCCCAAGGAACTGCGCAACGCAATCGACATGCTGCACTGGACCCCCGCCATCCTGGCCCGCGCCTGCGGCTACAAGCGCCAGGGGGTCGCGCGCTGGCTGGATGGCACCGCCAGGGTGCCTGAGCCGATAGAGGACTGGATACGCGCCCGCTTGCGGGGCGCCCTGGTCGAACCGCCAGAGCGGGAACTCTGTGATGTATGACCCCAAAAAGGAACACCCGGCGGCATCGCTACCGCCGGGCGCCTGTCTCCCCCAGCACAAGGACCAACCGATGCCGAAAGACACCGCGAACATAGGGGCCGTCGCACCCCGCATCAAGCCGGTTTACCAGATAGCCGACCCCGCGTGGCTCCAGGCCTGCCTGGAACTCGGCGTGGACAACCGGTTCTCCGACATCGCCGTGATCACCCCCGAAATGGCGCTGCTCATCCTCGGGCTGAACACCCATAACCGTCCCGTGCAGTCCCTGACTGTAGACCGCTACCGCGACCTCATCACCGACGGCAAATGGCGGCTGTCAATTGAGGCCATCGGGTTCTCCTATGACGGGGTGCTGATCAATGGCCAGCACCGCCTTCTCGCCATCATCCAGGCCGGTATCCCGGTGGCGATGACCTGTTGGTTTGGCTGCGAGCCGGAAGAGTTCGAAGTCATCGACGTGCCCAAGATCAGGACCCCCGCCGATTCCGTGAGCACCCACGGCTATAACCACGCCAACACCCGCACCTCGCTGGCCCGCCACATGCTGCGCGCCGAACTGCGCACCCGCTCGCACCCCTCGGTGCTGGTGATCGCCAAGGTGAAGGCGATGGCCAACGAGAACATCGACACCGCCCTGAAGGCGGGCGACCGCATCTACCATCACCGGGTGATCACCCGCTCGGCCGGGGTGCTGGCCTATTACTGGATCGAGAAGCACACCAAACACCTCCAGAAACTGCCGGATTTCTGGGATCACCTGTCGCACGGCGGCGGCATGCAGGAAGGCGCGCTGATCCTGAAATTGCGCAACTGGATGTGCATTAACGGTCCCAAGATCATTCAGGACCGGGCCTTCAAAGAGGCGGCCTACGTCACCCTGGCCTGGAACGTGTGGATCAAGGGCAACCGGAAACTGCCGCCGTTCGAATGGCCGCACACCCTGGATCTGCCGGATGTCGATTGACACCCAGCATGCGTGACGTTATGTGAGGCGAGGGGCGGGCATGGTGTCCGCCCCGTTTCGAGGGAAACCCGATATGCGTGAGATCCAGCTACCCCTGGTCAATTGGAACGGCACCAGCCGCGACGCTTTGTTCAACCAGTACCTCGCCGCCCTGCGCGGCGTCGAAGCCGCCATGGAGATCCTGGCCAAGGCCGCGCCGCATGGCCGCGATTACCAGACCCTGGCCGACCCCAGCGCGGGCTTCATCCGCGCCTCCAACGAGCACAATGAGCGCCTGCTGGCGCTCTTTAAGGTGGGGGAAGAGCTAACGGCCCTGGCCGAGAGTGTGCAGCCATGAGCCAGATCAAGACGCGCCGCGTCACCTATTTCGGCATCATGCGCTCCACCGAGTTCAAGCAGGGGGTGGCCGACGCCACCCTCGGGCGGCCCATGGATGAGAAGCTGACATCCCACATCTCGTGGAATTACGAGCGCGGCCGCCTGTTCGCGGCCGGACTGAAGGCCAAGGGCATGCCGGTACCCAAGCTGCCCCGTTACGGGCAGTCGCGCTACGAGTTCCGCCACGCCCTGTATGAGTTCAGCGGCATGTTCAAGGACGGGACCATAATCTGATGGCACTTCTAGAAGTCACCCGGCAGCGCGCATGGCGTGCCTGCAACAAGGTGCTGGTGGACCTGGGCTATGCCCCCGCCACACTGGGCGAGTTCGTCCACGTCTATGACCCGGAGGAAACCGCAATCGAAACCGCGCAGCGCATCTGGCACCTGCGCGAAATCAGGGAGGCGCCGTGACCAATACCCCGCCAGATCCGCAGATCGCCAGCGCTTGCGAGGTTCGCGAGGCGCTGGCGGCGCTGGGGTGGACGACCGGGCAATTGGCCGCCCTGGTACACTGCAACCCCCGCACGGTGCGCCGCTGGATCGATGGCAGCCGCGTGCCGCCGCTGCACGTCCTGAGCTACCTGCATGTTTCCCGGTTGCTGCTTAATGGAGAGAACGACCCGTCATGAGCAATACCGACAACACGATCACCCAGGACGGCTTGCCCGCCGGTAATGGAGAACCGCTGATGTTCCCCCTGCACGTCACGCTCCAGGGCATCACCGTCTCGCTCCAGGCCGATGGATCGGTCACGGGTGATATCGCAGGCTTCCTGGCCACCATCCCCACACTGCGCGGCAACAACGTGCTGGACGCCATCCTGATCTGGACGGTCTTGCGCGCCCAGCGTGACGGCGACCGACGCTGATGGTGGGGCGCAGGAAGGGCGCGACGGCAATGACCTCGGCGCAGCGGCAGAAGAACTACCGCGACCGCAAGCGTACCAAGCTCACCAGCCTTGAGGATCTCATGGTGGGGGCGTTCAGGTACATCGAGGGTGACTGCCCGACCTTTGAAGAGGCGCGGGCCATCGCCACCGCCGCACTCACGCTTTACGAAGCCGCCAATAGAAAGGACCACGTGTGATGGACGACGACCAGGGCAAGTTCGACCTAGAACAAAGCCGCGCGGAACGCGACAAGGGTATCGCGCTCGTTTCGGGCAACAACCCTGAGTTCAAGTACGATTTTTTCCACGCCATCAGGGCCTTGCCGAAAGGCTGGGAAGGGCAGTGCGAGGATATCCGCAAGGATTGGACCGGAGCGCGCCCAACCCACCACAACGCCTGGGGCGCCTGCTGGAATGGCGCGGTGACACGCGGCCTGCTGATGCGGCTGCCGACAATCGTGAGCATGACCGGCGTCAAGTCGCACGGCCGCAAGACGCACAAGTACCGGCGCACCTAAAACATGGTGTGCTGCCGTATCGCCCTTACCTTGCGGATCTTGGCCGCCGACGGGCGCTTGAACGTGCGCCATTTCCGGCCCGGTGTGGTGGCCAGCGAGATGTCGCGCTGCTCGGCGGTGGGAAACATCGCCTGCTGCCGCCACGGCACCCCATGACGCGTCAGCGCCTCCTCCAGGCTGGCCACGCTCCACACCACGTCGAACGCCTCGCCATAGGCCTCGATCACCGGGATCATGGCGCGCTGCGTGTCGCTCAGTTTGCCCAGCGCCGACACCCGGCTCTTGGCCACCTTCAGTTCAAGGTGCAGGCGGCGCCTCGGGCCGACCATCCAGATCTCGATGTCGCTCAGGCCCGGCTTGCACCCCATCGCCTTCTTCTTCTCGCCCTCGCTCGCCCTGGACGTGGCGAGGTCGCGCGCGGTCCAGAAAATGTTGGGCGACAGGATGTGCCTCAGATGGGTGGCACAGGCGATCTGCAACCGGTGCTCAGGCTGCTCCATGGTCTGCCCCGTGAATCACATGGGGCAGAGGTTACCCCCTGCCCCACGCGGAGCCTAGCGGCTGGTATCGCTAGGTGGCGCTTTCGGTGTCGCAGCGCAGCCATCCCCGCCTCGCGGCGCACCGCAGGCAGAATGCTCGTGGCGCTTCGCCCTTGTCGAGCACGATCCCGCCCGGCCCGGTCAAGGGCGCGCGACCAGGGGAAAACGCCATCGCAACCTGCCCGCAATCACACTTGCGTTCTGAAAACATTTGTGCATATTTTCCGACATGAAAGTTAACAAAGCCAAGCCGACTACCCGCCGCAATCAATCGGTTGCCGCCCCGCCATGGGCGTCAGTTTTGGTTGACGATGTTAACATAAAACCCGCGATGAAGCGCATTCTTCGTGAGTATTACGGAGACGATCTGACGCTTGGCGACATCGCACAATTGCCGTGGAGCGAGGTTCTGCTGCTGCCCGGCGTCGGTCAGGTCGGTGCCGATTCCTGCGTCACCGCGATCTCGCGCGCCATGCGCGGCAACTACCGGCCGACCGGCCCGACCCTGCTCGACATGGCCAGCCGATGAGCGTGTTCGACCATTACGGCCTGGAACATCTCAGCCCATCGTCGTGCAACCTGTTTGCCGCCGCCCCGGCGCTGTGGCTGATGGAGAAGGTGCTCAAGAAGACCGGCCCTGTGGGTGCTGCCGCGCACCGTGGCAGCGCGGTCGAGGCGGGTATCCTCTACGGCCTGGAGCACCCTGGCGACCCCAAGGCGGCCAGCAGGGAGGCGCTCCAGCACTTCGCTGGCAAGACCGCCCTGTCAAGCGATCCCAGGCTGGACCGCGAGCGCGATGGCATCTCCGACATGGTGCGCCAGGGGCTGATCGAGCTTGCCCCCTACGGTAAGCCGGGCAGCACGCAGGGCCTGATCTCATTGAGCTTCGACGGATTGTCGGTGCCGGTAATCGGCTATTACGACGCCGCTTGGTTCGATCACCGGGTGCTGACCGACATCAAAACCACTCACGCCATGCCCAACAAGGTGAAAAACCCCCACGCGCGGCAGGTGGCGCTCTACTGGGCCGGGCTGAAGGGCGAACTGGACCCAAGGCTGACCTACGTCACCCCCAAGAAGGCGGCGACGTACCGCCTGGAAAATCCCCAGGAACACCTCGACGCGCTGGTGAACATCGCCCGCACCATCGAGCGTTTCCTGGGGGTTTCCCAAGATCCCCACGAACTGGCGGCCCTGCTGGTGCCAGACGTGGACAGCTTCTATTTCAATGAACCCGCCACGAGGCAGATGGCTTTCGAGGTGTGGGGACTCTAGTGACGGCATCCCGCGTTGGCGGGCAGGCAAGCGGCTGGCCAGATAGCCGCAGTGATGGAGACTGAAAATGGCTTTGTGGAAAGACGAACCTCGTAGCAACGAGCAGTTCATGGATATCGTGAAGTTCGACAGCCGCTCTGGCCGCATGTCGCGCATCGACCGCGACGAGAGCGGCAACAACGTGCCGACCGAGATCACGCGTCACTTCAAGGCCGTGTTCGACATGGAGCATATCGATGTCGGATACGTTAAGTTCGCGGCGGGCGTGGCGCCTGACGCGGCGTGGGCACCGTGGAGCGAGAACATGGTGTTTCCGGAACAGCCCAGCCCCGACCATCGCCGTGGCTTCCGCATCAAGGTGAAACTGCACAAGGATTGCGGTGGCGATCTGCGTGAGCTTTCCGGCAACGCCAAGGCGCTGGTGAGCGGCCTGAACGTGCTGCACAACAAATGGCTGGAAGAGCGCCAGAACCATCCCGGCAAAGTGCCTGTCGTGGTCCTGGGCGAGCCGACCGTGATGGTAACCCAAAACCGCCAGGGCACGTCCACTAACTACGCGCCGACCTTCGACATCGTCGGCTGGGCCAATGTACCTACGGAGTTCAAGGCATGGGTGCCACAGGCGCCCGTAGTGCGCCCCGCAGCGCCTCCGGTGACCGGCAGCACCCGTGTTCCGCCCCCGCCGGTTCACGCGGCTCCTGCGCCAGCTATGGCGGCCGTTGACGATAATGACTTTGGCTGATTAGGGTGGCGCTCGCTTGACACCATGATGCTCAACTTGGCGGGGGACCATCCCCCGCCATTTTCTTTACAGCCCCTTCTCGTGCAGCCGCGCTTCCAGCGCCGCGATCCGGTTCGATTGCTCGGTGATCAGCGCCACCAACTCCTTGGTCACCTGGGGGAACAGCGCGCCAACCATGGACCCGTAGTCCACGCCGACGCGCGGGCCATGCCCGTCTTCAAGGTCGATCCGGCGCACCACCTGCGGCATCACGGCCTCGACCTCCTCGGCCACCACCCCCATCCGGCGATCTTGGTTTATAACGTCGGTGAAACTGTAGCCGGTGATCGCCAGCGTCAGCGCCAGCGCGCCCGAGATCGGCACCAGATCCCGCTTGCTCTCCCTGGACGAGTTCACCAGCCACCCGCCGTAATCCCAGGCCCAGCCCGCGTTGGTGACGACATACGGCCAGCCCGCGCAGCCAATCACCAGACCGCCGCCACCGCCATACAGCTTGCCGTCCTGCGCGTTGGGCAGGAAAAGCGTGCCGTAGACCCACAGGCTGTTATTGGTGCTCATGTTGCCATTCACACCGATGGAGCCATTCAGATTGATGTTGCCGTTGACGTTGACACTGCCGCTGGTGTTGAGATCGCCGTCAGTCTGCGAGGTGCCGGTGCAATGGAAGTAGTTGCACAGCATGTCGCCGCTGGCATGAATGGCGCCCCAGCTTTGGATGTAGTTGGTATATACGGTGTTGGAAGTCATCTGACCGTCTACACCGATATTCCCGGTGCTATGCACATAGCCTGCCGTCAGGGTGTTGGGCGTGTAGATGTTGCCGGTGATGTTGGCGCCGCCGCGCGTGTTGGTGTTGCCGCCCCCATCGATGGAAAAGTTGGTGGTGCCAGCGTAGTTCACCCACAGGAACGAGCCGGTCGATTTCTGGTACTGGCTGCGCCAGCCATCGGAGCTATGGAACACATAGTCCCAGTCGCCCGATGACGTTGCGTAATACGAAGAATTGCTGTTGTAAGAGAAGAACGAGTTGGTCAGCCCGATGATATTCACGCCCTGCGTGGTCGTGGAGCCATAAACATTGGCAGCACTGACATTTCCGGAAACGCTCATGTTCCCGGCTGTATCGGTGGTGAACCGCGAGCGCGGAACCTGGGGATCGTAAACGCCCCAGACGCCCCCCGATGTCGCGTAAGGGTAAACGATCCCATAGCTGGTGCGGAACAGCAGATCGACTTCGCCTGTTGCGGTGTTGCCAACGGTAGCACCGCTATCAAGTTGCGACCCGCCGGTCACATGCAGGCTGCTGGCCGTCAGTGCGCCGGTCGATACCGCGCCCGTGGTGGAGATGCTTGCCGCCGTGATCGAGCTTGTGGTGGTGATGGGACCGGTGGCCGTCAGCCCGGCGCCGTTGGTGGTCAGGGCCGAACTGCCGGTGAAGAACCCGTTGACGCTGTATTGCACCGATCCGTTGGGTCCGGAGGGAACGCCCGTGTTGGTGGAGGTCACCGCGCTGACGCCGTCCGACAGGATCTGGGTGCGCACGTTGGCGCGCAGGATTGTGCTGGCGCCGCCGCCGCCGCTGGCGATGGTCAGCACGAAGGTGCCGGTGCTGGTGTTGGCGATCACCCACAGCCCGCCCACGCCCGCCGGGAGGACATAGGTCACGTCGGCCGACAGCGTGCCGATGATGGCGATATAGGGCGACTGGTATTGCGCCAGGGTGAGCGTGATGTTGCCCGACAGGCCGGTGACGTTCAGCGTTGTCTGGCCGCCCAGCGCCTTGTCGAGGATCGCCCAGTTCTTGTTGACCGGTGAATCCCAGCTATCGACCTGATCACCATGGCCGGGAGATTCGATACCCTTGTTGGTGCTGAATGTGCTGACCATGGCCGCTCCTAAATCGCTCGGTTGGCCACAGCTAACGCATGCGCCACCGCGTTGTCATGCATGTCCAGCAGGGGCTTGGTGCTCTTGTTGACCTCGCGCCGCGCCGTGTCCGCCATCCCCATCAGGCGTCGCACAAGCTGCTCGTGCGTCTTGCCTTTGACGCCACCACCGGCCGCGCGCTCGATCCGCCCGCCCGTCGCGGCCGTGCGGGTGCCTTTGGCGTGCTTGGCGTATTCCGCTAGCCAAAGCTGCTGGTAGCGCGAGGGCGACATGCCGGGATTGGCCTCGGCCCCGCCAGGGCCGAACTGGCCCGCCATGTTGCCGGTGAACCACGCCAGCGGGATCTTGGAGACATCACCATGCGCCTGTTGCAGCAACTCCCTGGTGTATAGCTCGGCCACCTTGTCCTGCACCGCAGGCGGCGCATGCGCGGCGCGCGCGTACTGCGTGCCGATACCGTATTGATGGGTCTTGTCGTACCACGTGCGGTCGGTGAATTGATACGCACCCGACGCGCTGCTTTTGCCGCTCCGGTTCACCGCCGTGTAGGGGTTTTTCTCCCCGGCACTCTCACGCGCTTTGATTGTCGCCAGGATCGGCGCGACATCGCCGCCCGCCTGCGTGCCTGCCGCCTGGGCTGGCGCCCCATAGGCGCCCATCGCGTTGCCGACCTTGTTCGCCTGCAACAGAGGGCGGCGATAGTTGAGCGGCGCTCCGACCGCCCCTTTTAAACCGCGCGCCAACCATCCTTGACCCAGTGGCGGGGTCGCGCCCTTCTCACGCAGGATGCGAGACAGCTTGTTGTAGTCATGCCTTTTTACAAGCGCATGCTCCGCTAGACCCTCGGCGGCAGCGCCTGTAATCAGTCCGCCCACCCCAGGCGCCATGGCATGGCCTATCAGGCCTCCTATGATCCGGCGCTGTAGCGGCTCGTTCAGAGCGTTGAATAGCGAAGGCTTCTTAACGGGCGGGATTGGCTTCTTGGTAAATGCGGTCTGGTACCCACGGCTCGTATTGATCAGGCGAAGCTTCGACAACTCCTCGTTCGTGAATACCTTGGACGCCAGCTTGTTGGGCTTCATATGCTCGGCAAAATCCTGGGGCGACAGCTTCGCGAGGCTCTGCCTGATATTGGTATTCAGATCCCGCACGCGCGCCGCAGCGCCCGCCGGATCACCCGCTTGCAAGGCTGTTTTCAGCTTGTCGTAAAGTGCCGCGCCCTTATTGGTGTCCAGCAAATTCTTATTCATTCCCGCGCCGGTCGCCGCATAGATCGTGTCGTCGGCTGACGGCGTGCGCAGCCTGGAGCCGGTGGGCGTCTGCGCCTTGAATAGCTGGCCGGTGTGGTTGCCGATCTGTACGCCCTGCTGGGTGGTGGTCCTGCTGGTGGGCGCAAAGGTGTCCATGTGCGCCTTGTTCGCGGCGCGGGCGTCCGTCATTATCTGCACCAGACCAGGGCCATCGGCGGGGTTCGCTCTCGCGCCAGTACGGTTCAGCAGCATATTGGGATCACGAACGGCGTTCGTTACCGTCTCGTCAAAACCGTCGATCACCGCCCGCAGCCCGGCCCGGTCGGAGCCAGTAGCGGTGTGGAACAGATCGTTCAGTTGCCCGCGCACGCGCTCGGTCACCCGCAGCGGCACGTTACCGGCGGCCGTGGCGCCGGTTCGCATTCCCCTAGAGATGATGTCGATGGCTTCAGCCGTCCTCGGGTAGGCGCCGGTTCGCATCGCCATATATGGGTCCCTGGCGCCTGCGGTCAGGAAATTGCCCTGCTCCAGCTTCGTCCTGATGGCGGGCAGTACCGTGTTGGAGGGGAAATGTATGGACAGCGCGCCGGGGGCCAAGCTGTGCCCCATGGCCGCTACCTGATCGTATCTGGCCTGCACCGCGTTGTGGCTTTGCGTCGCCGCGTCGTCCAAGGCCCGGCCAAGCATGGCATGCTCGGGGGCCGATCCGCCCGCAACGTCTTCCACCCCCCTGCTGAACAGCTTCTCGTTGTTCTCCATGACCCGCTGAAGCTGATTGTACATGGTGGGGTCTTTTAGCTTGCCCTCCACGATGGGCAACGAAGGCGCCACGTCGGGGTGCGCGGACTGCATGATGACGGTGCGCGCGCTCTCCGGAGATATCTTGCCCTCGCGCGCGAATATCGCCGCAGCGGCGGCGGGGTCCGAAATGTCGGCAGCCGTCACCGCCCCGTTAGACGCGTTGCGGATGGCGGTATCCGCTTCCTGTGTCAGCCTGCCGTTGCGGCCCAGGAACTGGCTTGCCGGGACGGCTTCCCGATTGACCACGCCGACGGCGCCCAGCACCCCCTTGGCTGCCGCCACGGGCGCGGTGAACGGGTCGGTCACGCGCGCCACGGCGCCCAGCGTCCGCCCTGCCGTGACCGCGCCGGGTATCCTGGCGAGGCCGGGGATCTTGAGCAGCCCTAACTCGCCAGCGCTGGCGACGGATGCCACGTCCATCAGGACCGATGCCGGGTTGTTGGCGAAAGCCGACAGCATGTGGTTGGGGTCGCCGTTGTATTTATCCAGTAGCTCGTTCCCGAAAGCCTTGACTGGCTCTAGCGCTTTCTCCTGCTCGGGGGTGAGCTTATTGCCGTTGTATTGATCCACCAGGGCGACCAGCCCCTGGCCAAAGGACCAGATGCCCTTCGCGGTATCGATGGGATGCAGCACCGCCCCGGCCACGCCCATGCCTGCGTCCATCAGGCTGTGGGGCGCGTTATGTACCGCCGCCCACAGTTTGTCGCCGGTTGACATGTCATCGGTCACCGGCACCGTTGGCTTGTAGCCCGGCTGCGTCTGCGGCGCCGGTTTCTCGGCGGTGGGCTTCTGCGCGGGCGGCACGTTGGATTTCGGCGGCTCTGCTGGTGGCCGCTCCGCGCCAGGGGGGCCGCGCCCTGGCGGATATGCGTCAGCGAAAGGGTCCGGGGCCTCGGTCGCCACAGGCGGCGGGGTGTCCGTCGTCGGCCCACCCCACGTGGATGGAATGGCGGCAGCGCCCTGCCGCGCGGGTTGTTCCGCTACCGCAGGCGCGGCGGCAGGCGCCGCAGCAGGTGGCGGTTGCCGGTCGGGGGGATAGGCGTCAGCAAAAGGATCATCGTCTGCCATGGGTCACCGTCCCCCCACGAAATACCGGCCCATGTTGTAGGAAGGCTGCCCCTCTTTCACTCCAAGCATGTTGTCGAAATATCGGGTGATCTGCGCGGCGTTGGCGTGTCCCGCCTGAATCTTTTGCCACCCCTTGGCGAAATCGGGATCGAGCATGGCGTTCCTGAGAATCTCGACATCGCGCATATAGCGTTGCGGCGAGTTTTCTTCGTCAAAGGCCCGGTCGAAATGCTGCCCGAATTGCTGCTGGCTTCTCTGCCCGTACTTTGATGCAAATTCCTGCAAGTCGAGCGCTCGCTGATTGTAAACAATAGCCTGGGCTGCGAGTTCAGTTGCCGCCTTGGGATTCATGCCGGGGGTGGGAAATGCGTGAGCGAGCGCGTTCATGCTGGCAAAGCTGCGCTGCCCGGCATCGGTCGCACCCGCAGCGGCGCGCAATGTCGCCAGCTTTTCGCTTATCTGCGCCTGACTGTCACCTTCCCCGAAATACACGTTGGTGCTGGGGTCGATTATCCTGGCTCCGGTGTTCAGTTTTTCCAAAACACCAGTGCGGAGCGATTTTAACGCGCCGGGCGCATTCAATGCTCTTACAAACAAATTTTCATCATGCGGGGCTGCCGCGATGGTGCTGATAAGCGGCATGATCGTCGCCCGCGTTCCACGCGCCACGTCGGCGTCAGCCATCAGTGAGCCATATTTCGCGCTGGATGCCCTGACCATCCCCTCTTTGTTTGGGGAGTCTTCCCATGCGCCCCGATCCAGATCGGCATATCCATCCGCTCGCGAACTGTAGTTCACGCCAGTGGATAGCGGCATGCCTTGCGGCGGCTTGAAGCTGTTGGGGATCGCCGCCGCCGCGCCAGGAGTGCCCACGGGCGGCACGCCAGGGGCCGCAACCGGCGTGATGGTCAGGTCGCTGCCGGGAGGTGGCCTTTCCCCCGTCAGAATGAAGCCGCTGGTGTTGGCCTTCCAATCGCGCAGCGAGATAAGCCTCTGCCGGTTGTTGGTGGGGTCGATGACTGACACCCCATACTCGCCATTAGGCAGTTGGAAGACCGATTTCTGGAGCGTCTGTTGTTCCTGCGCCTGCGTCTTGGCCGCCTGCGCGGCGCGCTCCTGCATCTGTCCCTGCACGTTCTCATAGGCGCCAGCGGCCCCGCCGATGCCTTGCAGGACGGCGCTGCCCAGATACCTGCTGGGCGAGGACGCCATGGTGCCAAGCCCGGTGAGCAGCGGCATCAGCCAATCCTGATTGCGGCTGATCCAGCCCGGCCGTTCGTTGCCCCCGCCCTGCTCCTGCGGCGCCTGTGCGGGTGCCTGAGCAGGCGGTGCCAACCCCCGCGCGGGAGCCGCAGCAGGTGCCGCAGCAGGTGCCTGTGACGCGGGAGGCGGCGCCAGTCCCCCAGGCGGTGATGCGGGCGCCGCAGGAGGCGCCTGTGGGGCAGGGGCGGGTGCCTGCGGCGAGAACCCGTCCGCCGTGGTGATACGCCCCACGCGCTGATCCACGGGAGGCACCGGGGCGCTCTGGGAAGTGTTGCTGCCCATGGCGAAGGCGGGCTGCCCATCGACCGTGGCGCCCGGTGTCGTGGGATGCCCCCAGGTATTCGACGCGACCGCCGTACCGCCGCCCAGGCCGGGCGTGGTGATGGAGGGCGCACCCTTGGCGTAGTCGAACCCGGCACCAACCGGCGTGTAGCCCAGCCCGGCACGCTCCGCTTGCAGGCTGCGCTCGTTCAAGAGGTCCGCCACGTTGTCATTGCCCGCCAGCCCCGGCTTGGGCGCGGCAGGCGCGCCACGGGACGCTGGCGTGGTAGCGCCTGTGGTTTCGGCGGGATGCGTCTGCGGCTTGACCGTAATGTCGGTTCTGCTAGACGCCGGGCGCTCCGTAGTAGCCACGGGCGGCGGGGTCGTGACTGTCGGGCGCCCCGGCGACCCCGTGTTCGTCGGCGGGGGTATCTCGCCCTTTTCCGGGGGGTTAAGCTCGTTGCGCACTCTTTGCAGCCATGCTTTCCACAACGGGTCCGTATCGCGGGGGATCTCCGACCGCCACATTTGCAGCGTTGTCGGCGGCACGCCTTTCGGGCTGCCCTTGTCGGGGTATGGCTCCGATGCCGATTGAATCGCGGGCGGCAATTCGCGATACCGGGACTGGTATTCAAGCTCGTCTTGGTTCAGCGGCGCGGCGTCACGCGGCCTCGGGAAACGGGCTTCCCCCAGGCCCTTCATCTGCGCTTCAGACTTGGGCAGCGGGGTGGTAGCGCCCTCCATCAGCGTGGCGTGGCTCAAATCCGTCGTGGGTTCCCACGGGTTGATATCGTAATCGGGCTTGCTGGCGGCCGCTCTTACCCGCTGCGGCAAGGAAAACTCATCGGTCGGGGGCACTGCCTCTGGAAGCGGCGGGCGATTTTCGCCCTGCGGCAGAGAAAACTCATCAGTTGGGTCTGCCGCGTCAGGATCATAAAGTCCGCCACCCTCGCGCCGCGCGCGCCGCCTGCGGGCCTTAATGAAGCCGCCGCTCTTCACCAGCGCGATAAGCAATGGCGCCACTTCCGCCGCCGTGGCAGATCCCGCCGCAGCCGCCGCCGCAGCCTCCGCAGCCGCCGCAGCCGCAGCCTCGGTGCCTGCCGTCGTGGCTGCCGCCGTGGCCGCCTCGGTGGCGCCCGCCGCAGCGGCATCACCTGCCGCCGACGCCGCAGCGCTGCCAGCCGCCCCGCTCGCGGGCGCTGCGGCAGCAGGCGCCCCACCCGCCAGCCCGCCCGGCACTTCGCCAGCCTCCGCGACCGGGGGCGGGACATATTCCGGCGGCGTGGGCAGCGGTGCGGCGTTCATGGGGGGTGAAGCGCCCCCCAGGCCGCCTTGTGGCGCGGCCAGCGGCTCCGATGTGACCGGCGTGGTGGGCGCCGCACTGCCGGGTGCTACCGGCGCGTCTGCGGCCGGGGTGCTGGGTGTCGTCTTTCCCAGGATATTCTTGCCAAACCATTCTGAATTGTAGATGTCCTTGCCGGTCTTCCCCAGGTTCACCGCGCTGTTGGCGGTGCTGAGAGTCGATCCGGCACCCCCGCCAGATGGCTGTGCGGGCAGTGGCGCCACCTGCAAGGTGTGCGGCGTCTTATGCTTGTCGTCGGTTACTCCCGACTGCCCCATGTAGCCGCCATCATCGATGCCGTAAGGCATGCCACCGCCCGCCAGCCCGGTGCGGCCGCCATGAGCCTTGCGGGCGCTGGAGCCGGTGGCGGGCAGCATGCCCATGATGGTGCCGAAAACCCCCGGATCTGCTGCGGGGGCAGGGGGCGCCCCCAGCAGGGCCTTCCGCTCGCCGTCGGTCAGATCGTCAATGCCGGGCTGATCCATGTATCCGCCCTCGGCCAGCCCGCCGCGCGCGTAGCCAAACATGTCGTGGTACTTGTCGCTGACCCAACCGCTCGCTTGGTCCCAAAGGCTAGGGTCCGCAGTCGGCGCCCCTCCAACCGCTGGCGTGGACGGCGTGGCGGGCGGCGGTGGCGCCAAGCCCGGCGCGGGCGTGGTGGATGCCCCCGGCGTGGTGGTGGCGCCAATAATGTTGGGCGCCCGGTCCTTGCCCTTCTCGTCCCAGATGTCCTTGCCGCTCTTGTAGAGCTTGGTGAGGTCGTTGGCGGTGCCCACGCCCTCGCGCGTGTCCTTACCGGGGTCCTGCGCCTTGGGCAGATCCGCCGTCAGCAGCTTGCGCGCTGGCGGCGCGCCGTCAATCGGTACATAGCCACGCTTGCCGGTATACAGGCCAGTCTGCCAGCCCTTCATGATGGGGTAGTCGTGGGGGTCGGCGGCTTCCGCTTGGCCGCCACTGGCGCGCACCAGCCCGCCCATGTAGCGCTGGCCGCCGCCATTGCCGCCACCGCCCTCGCCACCGGTCCAGTTGTCGTGCGCATCCAAATTTGGCGGCGGCGCAGGTGCCGCTTCAGGCGCCTTCGCGGCCGGGGCCGGGTCCTCGGGGCGCACCGCCTTGGGTGCGCGCATGCCTGCTGGCAACGCCGTCAGGGTAGAGATGCTCGGCAGGCTCGCATTAACCGGCCGGGAGGTCACCAGATTGCTGAAATCGGCGGGCTGGGAGACGGTAGGCTGGGGGACGGAAGGCATGCTGGTAGTCAGGGGGGTCATGCCGCCGCTGACCGGCCCCGGCGACGCGGGCAGGGTGGCGAAGGCTTTGTCTACCCCACTGGTGTAGTTCGCGGGGGACAGCCCCGCATCGGCGGGCCAGCCCGGCATGCCGCCATCGGCAAAATGCCCGCGTGCGGCCGCGTGCTTGGTTGCCTCGTCGTAATCGACCGTCTTGAACCCGCCCGACAGGCCGACCGCCTGCGGCTGGCGATGCTCGACCTCCTGCGCCGACAGGCCGATATGCGTGTTGGGGTCGCCCTTGTAACGGAACTTGATGACGTTGGTGCCGTCGAACATCTTGCCAATCGGCTCGATGTCTTCCTTCAGCCGCTCATCGGAGAAGAACGGCGCGGAGGTCGATCCCTGCGTGGTGGAACCCGACAGCGCGCCCGTGCCCTCCGCGATGTTGGCGAGGAACTGCGCGGTCTGGAACGGGTAGGCCTGCTCTTGCAGGTATTGGTTGTAGAGCGCCGATTTCCCGGCCTGATTGGTCTGCTGCTCCACCTGCCCGGCCGCCATCTGCGCCTGGGCGCCCTGCAATCCCGCCGTCTGCGCGCCCGTGCCCAGCGCGGCCAGTTGCTGCGAGGTGTTGGCGCCCATGCCATAGATCTGCTGGCCCAGCGCCGCCTGCTGCTGCGCCGTGGTGGCGCCCTGCTGGAAGCCCTGCTGTGCCGTGGTGCCCAGGCCTTGCGCAAGCTGGTTGTACAGCCCCGCCGTCTGGGTGCCGACATTGCCGTAGCCCTGCGCCGTCTGGGCGCCTTGGGTGTATGCCTGATTGCCGATATTGGCGAGTTGCTGCCCGGTGCCGGTCATCTGCGAATAAAGCTGCTGGCCGGTGTTCGCCATCGCGGCGCGGTTGGCCTGCGACGCGGCAAGCTGCTGCCCCTGTTGCTGCGCTGCCGTGTTCTGTGCCTGGGTGTAGCCAGACTGCAACACATTGGACAGTTGCTGCTGGTTCGCCATGTTCTGCGTATAGCCAAGATTGGCCTGCGCGATGCCGGATCGGTCGCCGCCAAAGGCGCCCGCCTTGATGGCGTCCCCCTTCAGCCCCGATTGCTGCTGCGCGTTCTGCATCTGCTGCGCGTTCAGCAGCGAGTTCACCACGTTGCCCATGTAGGGCGACATGTATTGGTTGGTGTTCAGCGCCCCCGGATCGACCGCCTGAGCGCCCGCCATGGTGAACGGCGTGGCCGCCGCCAGCCCGCCCTGCACGGCCTGGGTGGCCGCTTGATTGTAGGCTGACCCGGTCTGCTGCGCCCCCTGATACCCGGCGCCTTCCGCCGAGAGCCAGGGCTGCGCGCTGTTGGCGGCGTTGTAGTATTGCCCCACCGCCTGACTGTTCAGCCCCTGCGCCTGCCCGTAAGCGCCGCCCAAGGTGCTGCCTGACGCGCCAATCCAGGGCGTGGCGCTCTGCTGCGCCTGATTCAACGTATTCGTCGCCGCGCCAAAATAGGGCTGCGCCGCCCCGGCATAGGCGTTGGTGTTGTTCATGCCCGCCTGCTGCGTTCCGGTCAGACCGGCAACGAATGCATTCGGATCTTGCGAATAGGCCTGGAACGGCGTCTTGGCCGCGTTCTCTGCCGTGGCATTAACGGAGTTGTAACGAGCCATTACCTCCGGTGGGATCGAAATAGTCGAGGAGGAACTGGTGTTCTTACCGCCCATTTTGTGCCGCCTTGGCCGACGCCGTCATGGCGTTCCAGAGAAAAAACGCCCCGGCGGGCTTGCCGAACTGGCGCTCGTATAGACGTACCTTCGCCTCGGTGCGGTCGTTGGACAGCACGCCGATCAGCAGTGGCAGGTTCATTTCCAGTGCCGCGCGCTTGGCGAACTCGCAGAACAGGCGCGCCCTTCCGCCCTTGGCGGCGCGATACACCGGGTCCACGAACACCGCCTTTTCCTCTAGCACATCTTCATTACTGTACCACATCTTACCAATGCGCAGAACGATAGCGCCCTGATAAGGATCATCGATGCCGCCAATGATACCGACAATGCCACGATCCAGGCATAGCGGCGGATAGATCTCCTCCAGCAGGCGCTCGGGCAATGGCTGCACGAAGCTGTTCTCGGCTGATGCCTTCAGCGCCATGGCCATCACGCCATCAACATCCTCGGGCGTGCCAACCCTGACGCGCAGCGCATGAACGAGTGGGAACGGTTCAATCACGTTTGGGTCCCGGCAGATTTCTCAGCGTCTTAACCGTTTTTGCGCGGAAACGCTTAACAAACTCGTCCAGCACACGATGCCCCATGTCGCGGTCGCCGTCGCCCGCCGCCTCGACCTCGCCGGGATGCAGCACGTATTCGCCGCCTGCGGCGATGATGGGCACCGGCATTCCCTCGTCCTTCACCCGTCCGCCGGTCGATTCACTTCCCGGCAAATCACCACCATACGGTGCCGTGGAAGCCTGCGCGTAGGGCGCCGCACCCTGGCCGTAAGCCGCTGCCGTGCCGCCGTAGGGGACGCTGCCTTTGTTGTAGGGCAGACCGCCAAAGATCCGTTTCACCTGCTTGAAGCCGTTGACCGTATTGCCCTCGCCCAGGCCGCTGACGATGTCCGCTGGCAGCACGTAGGAGCCGTGGGGGACGTGCATGGGCAGGTGATCGGTACGCCCCGCCACACCGCTGTGGATCGGTCCCACATGGGTGCTGATCGTATTGCCCGCCGCCTTGGCCAGCTTGGGGAGCTTGGGTTCACGCGGCTCGCGCGGCTCGCGCCCCAGCGTGAGCAGGTTTGGCCCCGTCGGAGCCATGCCGGGGACGCCCGGCTCGCGCACCAGCTTTGGGTCCCGGCCGCCCCGCGCGCGCACCGCGCGCACCGCGCGCGCCGTGCTCAAGGCCGCCGCGATGGCCTGCTTGCGCGGATGACCGGCATGGATCATCTCGGAGATGTTGCTGCTGATGACTTCCTGGCTCTTCCCTTTTTCGAGCGGCATCACAGCACCGTCGAGTAGGAGATGGCGACCGTCATGCCGGTGCCGGGCGTGACCACGATCCCATACGCCACCGGCATGTCGAGCTTGTAGACCCCGACCGCCATGGGGATGGTCATGATGAGCCGCGCGGGCGTGGCTGATACAAACGAATTGGCATCCCAGATGCTGCCGGTGGTGGTGCCCAGAATGACCACGCTGATGGTCACCACGCGCCCAGGCGCCGCCGACACCAGGGTCTGCGCCTTCAGGCCGGGTGCGACGCTGCTGCCCGCCAGATTGAGCGCCATGGTGATAGAGCCGTTCAGCGCGGTGACCACGTTCTTGTGGGTGGTCAGGACATCCGTCATGGACGTGGACATCAGAACTTCCCATCCGGCATGTATCGATACCGCAGGTTTCCGATACGCCACCACGATCCTACGTCAGTGCTCCCCAGGTAGATCGACACCAGCCGCCCCCGGAACCGGGGCGAGACGAATGTCGTGGTCTTGGTCATCGGGTATGGCCCGTATTGTACCGGCGTCTGCCCGGCATAATCGCTGACAAAGAACGTCAGGTTCACCGTGGCCGCCGGGGTCTTGTCGTAGCCGCCCCATTTCGCATCCGGCCAGACCTGATCGATGAAGGTTTTCATGTCGGCTTCATTGATCACGAAGAAACCGGTCTGGAAGTATGACGGCATCGCCTTGCCGTCGTCATCGAGCGCCGTCTCGTGCTGATACAGCAGCCGCGTCACCGGGTCGGCGCCGATGGGCGGGCCGAAAATGCTCTGGTTCGTCCAGGCGCTCCTGCCCAGCGTGCCGAAATCCCATTGCTGGATCACGGTGTTGTATTTGACGTAGCGACTGACTTCGTGGACCTCGTCCTCGGGGAAGTACCACGCGATCTCGTTGAACTGCGAATTGGCGGCAAAACGGATCTTGTCGGACGAAAAGATATCCATGTCCTGAAAGATCACGTCCCAGATCGGGCACGGCATGACCTGAACGCCACCGCCGCCCAGCATGTAGAACTGGGTCTGCGACATCCAGTAAACCACACCGTTCAGGGTGCCCGCCGCGCGCCTGCCGATCAGGCCGCAGCCAGAGGCAAGCTCGTTGAACGAATAGACGAAGGGCTGGCCGATATACTGCATCGACCAGATCCCCAGGTCGGTCCAGACCAGCCCCTGCTGCGGCCCCTGGAGGGCGCTGACGATCTTCGATCCCTTGGGAAGGCGATAGGACCCGGCCTGATTGGTGGTCTTGGCCACCCACTCGGTATAGTCCTCGACATCGCACCAGCGGAGTAGCAGCGGGTCAGGGTAGCCGGTGAAGCTCGACCCCCAGGCGACAATCTGCCGCTGCGGCATGGCCACGAAGCAGCCATCGTTCGACGCTGGCCCCTGCCAGATCACGGTGGAGAACGGCTCGCCGCCACTCGGGTCCCAGGCGAAAATCGGGCTTGATGCCAGCCGGGTGGTGTTGGCTGACCCGCCCGAAACGAAGGTGGCGTTTACCGTGCTGGCAAACGTCACCGATCCCGGCGATGAGGCGGTGATGTAGTAGGTGCCGTTATAGGTGCTGGGGTTCATGCTGTAGATCTGAATCACGTTGCCGACCGGCGCGGTGTAGGCGGGCGTGAACGTGACCGTGACGGCGGCGCCAGTGCCGGTGGCGCCGGTTATCTTCAGGTTGACGAAGAACGGCACCACCGGGCACGAGATCAGGATCTCGCCCCAGTTATCCAGGCTCCAGTCTTCCGCGTAGATCGGGTAGCCCTGCACCGGAACGATGCCGGTGCCGGTGCCGTAGCCACCAGTCCCGTAGCCGCCAAACCCGTAACCCGACCCGCCAGGGACCGCGCCCGCGCCCATGTAGAACGTCAGGTTCACCTTGCCGTTGTTCATCGACACGGCGCCCGACGCGGTCGCCAGCGTGTTGGACAGGATGGTGAAACTGTTTACGTCCACCACCGATATGACGGGGTAGTGGCCGATGATGGTGACCCCATTGAACACCACCGGGATCAGCACGACGAACTCCGACCCGATGACGTAGCCGTGGTTCGCGAGTGTGACGGTTATGGTGTTCGAAGCGATTGTCGTCGTGAACAGCGGCACCGCGCCGCCGACATGGGGAACCGTGGAGGTCGCATAGGCCGGGTTGCCCAGTATGTCGTATGCCCAGATGTCAAATGCCGTGCTGCTCAGTAGATTATGGCATTGATAAAATCCGAACAGCACCAAGCCGCCGATGCTGACGGGCGTGGCGATAAACACTGAATCGTAGTCAGTCACGTTGGTGAGCGCGTCAACCACGTTGACGACATTGCTTCCCGTCACCGTGGCGAAATTCACCGGCACATTGTCGATGACTTCATGCGGCGTGACGTTGTTCTGGGAACTCGCCCCGGTTCTGGTGGTGAAATCGATGGATTGCAGCACCCCCGACAGGGTCGCGGTCGGCGCGCAACCGACGGCTAGATGCTGGTTGTTGTTCAGATCCTGCCAGGGCCACAGCGCGCGCGGGATGGTTTCGAACGGGGTCGGCCAGAACCGCCGCCAGCCGCCCAGCTTCTGCACCAGCACGAACTTCCCATCCGGCACGTAGCGGATGAGGTTGCAGTCGGTGATGGCGGCTTCGCCAAGGGTTGGGGTGGCGTTGGTGTCGAGCGGCAGGATCTTCAGGGAGGCATGGGGCATCGCCTAGCCCCGCGTCGGGCTGGCGGCGGGGGCAGGTGGCTGCGAGGTCCATGCCGCCGCCTGGAACCGCTTGCGGGCCTCCTCCAGCATGGCCATGCGCAGCAGGTTCTGGTACTGCGCCTCGTAGGTCGGTCCCATCTGCGGATCGTTCGACGCCGCGCCGAAATTGCGCTGGTATTGCGATATGTAGATCATCGACGCTTGCAGCAGCAGATCCGGCAACTGGCTGGAGATGAAGGTGGTCGCCGTGGCCGCCAGGGCGGGCGTGGCCTTCTCGTAGAGCGTGTCCATGCGCCGCGTGCCGCCGATATAGACCGGGTAGTCCATATCCGGTGGCGGCCCGAATAGCAGCCCCCTGGTGGTGTTTCCCGATGTCGCCGGGTCGCCCCCGGTGATGGCGAAATACAGTGGCGCGCCGGGGACCGATCCCATCGGGTAGACATTTTGCAGGAACTCTCTGGTCACCGGCATCAGCGGCATCCGCAGGCCGTTCACGTCCACCCCGATGGTCTGGATCACGATGAAATCTTCCAGCGGGATATCCAGCATCGGGCTGCCGGTCGTGAGCGAATAGGCGATCCCCGTCACCTGCGCCTGGGTCAGGTCGAGGTCGCGCTGAATGCGCAGTTCCGCGTAGTTCAGCATCTGCGGGATGAGATTGTTGAAGGCGTCGTCAACGCCCACCACCACGCCATTCACCGTCTGCACGTTGACAACCGTCATGGTTGCAACCTGGGTGACGTAGAGGTTGTAGGTCAGGGCGGACGCGAAGGGCGCTGGCATGGCCGGGGTCCGCCATAAAATGTGGGACGGCAGCCCATTAGGCTACCATCCCACATCATAGTCACGCAAAGGTCAGTCGAAATCGCCGTGCCAGATCCGAAACATGATGGTTAGCCCGGCGACAATGGCTGCACCTATTAGTATCAGGAATATAGTTTCTATCATCGATAGTAGAGCGTCGCAGCGGTGATCGTGGCCCCGACGCCCACCAAGAAGCCTACCAATGTGCCTATGCTAAACCACACGGCGGCGACGCAGAGCGGTCAGGCCGACCAGCCCCACCCCCAGCAACGCCATCGAGGCGGGTTCCGGCGTGTCGATGATCACCGGATTGATCACGCAGTCTGGACAGGTCGTCCCCACCCCGATTTCCAACGAGACGAGGTCATAGCCGGACACCAGCTTGCCCTGCGCGTTGATGCTGGACTGATCGCCGACCCAGTCGATCTTGAAGTGCGGCTGGCTGGTCGCGTAGTTCGCCCAGCTTCCGCCCGCCTGGAGCGTCACGTCGAAGACGAAGACGACGGGTCCGGTGATCAGTGGGCCAGCCGGAATGGGCGGGATCAGGCCGTTGTCGAAGCAGAAGAAATTGCCGGTCCCATCGCAGCCCGCCGAGGCCAGCCCGCCGGGGACGAAGGTATAGTCAGTGTTTGGTGCAAGGCTGATGACGCCGTTGATCAGCGTGCCTTCCATCACACCCGATACCGATGTGCCGCCGAAATCGTTGAGCGCGAACGAGTTGATGCCGGTGCGCCCGCCGAACGGATCAGTGATCGAGTTCTCGCCGGTAATGACCAGGGCGAATTGCTGGGTCAGACCGCCATTGGTTGTCGCCCCCATTTCGAGCGCGTAGGTGATGCCATCGGAAGTCAGTACGATGGCATGGGCGGGAGCAACCTGGGCGAAGGCGGCAATCGCCACCGCCATCACCCCTGCGACAAGGTAGTTTCTCATACCTGCCGCCGACGGTAGGCCGCGCCCAGGCCGACCAGACCGGCGCCCAGGATGAGCATGGAGGCAGGCTCAGGGACGTTTTCGAGAATGGCGGTCTGGCCACGGTTGACAAGCTGGCCACCCGCCGCCAGCGAGCCGCTGACCTGTTCCGTGATGGAGAACGCAGCGCCAGCAACGAACGCGCCGCTGGCGTTGTGTGAGTAGCTATCAGCCGAGAGCAGGGCAGTGCTGGTGAAATTATCCAAGAGCGTGCCGGGGGTGTCGTTGATGGCGCTGGCGCCCTGCGCGTTGGCCGCGTCGGCCCACAGCTTGGTCGTCGCTATCGAACCGACTGCGGTCTGCCACACCCCGGAAGTGGTCGCCGAGAACTGGTTGACCGGGCCAGCGAAGTCCGTGTCGGAGATCGTCACGATGTAGCTGACCGGGATGCCCGCCACGTTGATCAGGTTCAGCGAGGACGTGTTCAGGATGTCCTGCGGGTTGGGATTGGCGGGCGTGCCCACCGAGGTCTGCACCGACCCATTGACGGTGATCCCACCGATGGTTTGGTTGGCGATCTGGATCACGCCCGTAGTCAGGCTGGTGTCGCAGGCCGTGTTGTCCACGCACAGGAAGGTGGTGCCGCCGAAATCGGCAGCTACCTGAAGCGTAGCGTGAGCAGGAAACGAAGCAATGGCGGCGGCTGCCGTTGCCAGTGCCCCAATGATGAGATAGTGCGTTCGCATTGTGGTCCCTTTCTTTACACCGCCACGCGGCGGCAACGTCACGTATGCAAGCGTGAGGCCACGGCTGAAATCCGCCAAAAACTCGTTCGCTTTGGTGGCGATGTAAAGTTTCCTGACTAAGCGATCACCTTCTCCACGATGATATGCACCCCCGGCGGGGAGGCGATGGTGATCTTCACCACGTGCTCAGGCCCCGGCATCGGGATGGCGGGAGCTTCCGGCTTGGCGCCTGCCCACTGCGCCCGCAAATGGTGATCATCCACCCCGGCGCGGTTGCAATCGACGTTACCCGAAACCCCCGGCGCCTTGCCCATGTCGGTGTACTGCCAGAGGAAATACCGGGGCCAGATCTGCTTGGGCCAATCCGGCTGCGGCGCGCTGGTGTATTGCGCCACCCATAGCTGGTGCTCTTTGAGCCAGGGGATATCGGCGTCGCCCACCTGCTCCTTCAGGACATGGCCCGAGTAGATCACCGCGCGGCGTTTGGTCAGCGTCCAGATCGCGGCCAGGAACTCGTGTAGGTCGTCCAGGCTGACGCCCGTGTCCTCGTGGTCGGCGCACATCAGATCATCGGTGCCGGGCGTGGCGGTCTTCAGGAAGTGCTGGGCCTGCGCGTGCATGTCGCCAGGACGCAGAAAATGGTAGGCACCCCACAGCAGCCCGGCGTGCCGGGCATCGACGCGACGCTGGCTATAGGTCGGGTCCTCGTAGTCATCCGACTCGGTGGCCTTGTGGATAACCCCGAGAATCCCGGCCTTGCGAATCGCGGCGAACGATTCGACGCCATTGTGGTGGCTGAGGTCCAAGACATCGGTGCTCATGGGTTCTTTTCCCTGTTGAGATCTTGTTGCAGCCGGGTCAGCAGAACCCCTTGGGTCTGCTGGGTTGCCGAGAGGTCGGCCATCTTCTGCTGCATCTGAAGCAGGCCTTCAAGGATGCGGTCGGCCCGTGCGATCACCGCATCCACCTTGGCATTGGCGGTCTGTACCGGCCCAGAGCCGTGGGTTTCGAGCGCGGTCAGGCGAAGCTCGTGGGTGACCGCTTGCTGGCGCATCGTGCCGATCTCGGCGCCGATAATGAACACGTAGAGGCCGACGGAGACGGCGGCGCCCAGCACGCCGATGGTCAACCAGCTTGGCCGCTTGGGCTGATCCTCTGCCACATCACAACCGAGAACGTGCTATTGATGGCACCAGTGCAAAGGATCGGTGCCATGAATATATTTGTGACGATGCCCATACGGATAACAACGGATCTGGCGGGGCGCATAGACGAGTTTTGGCATAGCCGTCGGCTAGTGAGCCGCGCCGCCGCCATTCGCGAATTGCTGGAACTCGGCCTGTCACGGCCAGGGCACCCGCAGGATAGCGCGCATGCAGACGAGGAACACCCCGACCCCGATCAGGCCGCCGAATAGGAAGCCGATGACCCAGTCCATCATTGCAGCCTTAGTGGCGCCATTCCCACGAAGCGGCCGCCCATTAGCATGTCTATCAGGATCAATACTAATATAAGAGCCATCACCACCTGAACTATTAGTGCAAATGGCGGCGGTAGTGGCAATAGAGTTATCACGTAATAGATAACGCCGAATATCAAACATAGTATAAGTATGTATACCAACAGCGATATCATGACATTCTCCTATGCCAGCATTGCTACCTGTATGGCGAGCGGAGGGATGTAGGGCACGTAGGTGACGATCAGCAGCCCATCGCCGCCTGCGCCGCCCGTGTATGGCGTGTTGCCACCGCTACTGCCGCCACCACCACCATAGTTTCCGCCAGCACCACCACTGCCCAACGCTATACCACCAGCACCACCGCCTCCTGTGCCGTAATTCCCCCACTGCGCGCCTGAATTTCCAGGCGCCCCCGCAAATGAACCACCCGGCACATTGCCGCCATCACTAGCGCCGCCTAGCTGTCCAGTGGGACTTGTGCCTGCACCATTTGGTCCTCCTGCACCACCGCCGCCGTTGCCCGGCGTGCCTATGTTAATATTCGTCCAATTGCCGTCACCGCCAGCAAAGCCTGATGGATAGAAGCTAGTGCCCGCGTTGCCGCCACCATTTTGGCCTACACCGCTCGTGCCAGCAGCCGCATATACGTTGCCCGCAACTGCGGCTGTTCCCTTCCAGTAAGTAAAAATGGAGTTTGGGCTGGTTTGTTGACCGCCTGGGGACACAAAAACGGTAACAGGGAACGTCACCGCAAGGTTTGTTCCAACAGCATAGGCGCCAGCGCCACCACCCTTACCTGTGTTCTGTGCTGCTAGTGGCGTTGGCGTATCCAACTCGCCTGCGAGTGGAGCGAAATACGACGCCGAACCGAAGCCACCGCTTCCTATGCATTCAATCTTGTTCACCGAGTTCCAATTGCCAGGATCAGCGAACGTGGCCGTGCCCTTGAAGATGAACACTTGGGTCTGGCCTTTGATGTAAGGCGAATAGGTGAGGACGATCAGGCCATCAGTGCCCGCGCCGCCGAGGCCTGCGGTGGCGCCGCCGAACCCTCCGGAACCGCCACCACCATATGCGCCCCCCGCCCCGCCAGCCGTGCTGACATCATTGGACGAAGCGCCGCCAGAACCGACGCCAAATGATGGACCCCATATCGTTCTGCTATTGCCCGCCGCACCGGCAGTTGTGGCCCCTGGAACAAGCCCGCCATTGGCCGCGCCACCCGCTGCAAACGTGGTTGTCGTTCCGTTCCCGCCAGCCGACCCTGCCCCGGAAGGCCCCCCAGCGCCGCCGCCCGCGCCACCACGATCAGCATTGTTGCCAGCGGTACTGCCACCGCCACCAGCCCCGCCCGCAAAGCCAGCGGGGAACACGGCATTTCCACCGGTCCCTATTATAAAAGGTTCAACTACCGCGTCCCTTGAAAGGAGGATTGGTGCCGGGGTCACTCCGGTCGTGGCAGAGGCTGCGGAAACACAACCAGCCGCAGTTGTTGCGAAGTATGAATTTACGTTGAAGTTGGTTGCGGTACCGGACGGCGCCAGCGGATTACCGCCGGAACTTTTATACTCCACCGCGAAAAATACAGGAAAGGTCAGTGTCATATTATTGGCGTACGCATAGCCGCCGCCACCACCGCCACTTGCGGCGGCCTGATTCGCCCCCCGCCCATTCGAACCGCCGCCGCCACTGCCAAGGCACTCGACCTTATTCACCGGGTTCCAGTTGCCAGGGTCCGGAAACGATTGAACCAAGCGAACCCCAGTCGTCATCAAGAATATCTGGGTCACAGCGCGCTCGTGAGCCGTTCGACAATCTCTGCCACCTGATCCATCGACAATGCGCCCATGTAGTCGCCTCTTGGCACCTTCACCATCATTAGCGGCTCGCCAGTGCCCTGCATGAGCAACAGGCGCGGGTTGTCCAGTTCACTGTCGTCGTTGGGATTGATCACGGCGAGGATCATGCCGGTGTTCAGGCTTCTGATAACGCCGATCCATTCACTCATGCTCTCGCCCCCAGTATGGTGATGGAAATGTCGGCCAGGGTAAGATCCTGGGTCCCCGGCGCCACCAGTTGCAATGCGTCGCCTATCGCCAGCGCGCCCCCAGCGCCCCCCAGCGTCAGCCCGGTCGCGGAACCCGCCGTTACCGTTATCGTGCCCAGCGCCGTGGTGGTGCCACCGCTAACCTTATTGACGGTGAACACGGGAGAACCCGTCGCGGCCGTGCTGGTGAAGAGCACGCTTCCCACCAGCCCGACCGGAACGGTAAGCACCCACGGCATGGCCATGTGATACTTGGCCCCGGCAACAGGCTTCCCCGGAACAAAGAACGGCATCGCGGTCGGCGCGGTGGCGGCATTGGAAGCGATCCACTTCGTTCCGTCCCAGGTCCAAGTTACCCCACCCACCACGTAGGTTTGGCCGTTGGCTGGGGAATTTGGGAAGTCCAGCGCCATCACACACCCCACTTGTTGCTGAGGTAAGTCTCGACCGTGATGCGCTCCGCACCGGTCAATGCGCGGTTATACATTACAAACTCGGCAACCTCCGCGTCGCTGGATTCCGTGCCATCGCTCGCATTGTCCCCAGACAGGCCATATGTCGCCTGGAACCCGTCGCTGGCCGTTGTCTTGACGCCGAACACCAGACCGTTTTTGTATGCCGTTCCGGTATAAACGGTGCCGTTGTGGTTCCCGGTGTAGCCATACTTCATCCACGGCGACGGCAGGGAGTAGCCACCGACGTAGCTGCCGATCCACCCGTTGTCGTAAAACGAATCAAGCCCGACATTGTGAAAGCCGACCAAGCAATTCGTCGGCGGATACATGGCACTAAGGATGCGCCCAGCGACGGGTCCGACCCAGCGCGCCACGTAGATGACGGTGAAATTGTTGCCTGGATTCGGCAGGCCGCTTGATAGCAGTGAGGTATTGCCGCGCACCACCCCCTGATTGGCGGTAAGCCGCACTACCGGCCTGCCGTTGAGCGCGTTGGTCCGCACTGTCGGCGGCGGCGTTCCGACGATGGCGCCGTTATTGCCCAGCCCCGACCGGTCAGGCCATGGCGAAACCGCCGCGCCATTCGCCAGCCCAAGCTGCGAAGCGTCGAGCCACACCGTCAGCCCGGCGATGCTGGTGGGATCGACCGGCCATACCTTGACCGTGCCCGCATAGACGGCGCTTACCGCCGTGCTGCCAAGGTAGATTTTGTTAGCGACATTGATGAGCGCCATCAGCCGATAATCACATAAAGCAGGGTGGGGTCTTTAACCCCCAGCGCCGTATAGGCGGCCTGCGTCATCTGGGTCCATTGCCCGGCCGCCCCGGTCGCCCCTGTCGGGCCTCGCGGCGCAGGGGCCGTGGCAGGCACCCATTGGTTCGAATTAGCATCGGAAAACCCGATATACATCTGCCCGCCCACACTGTCCCACCACAGCGTTCCCGAAGCGAACGCGGGCGGCGTGTCGCTGACGATGGCGCCGCCGATAGGCGGGGCGCTCCACGTCATCGGAGCGGTGGTGCCGCCTCCCGACGTGAGAAATTGACCGGCTGTGCCTGCGGTATCCGGCAAGTTGAAATTATAGATATTTGGTGTTGCGCTCTTGATTGTGGCAATACCGCCATTAGCAGTGTTCACCACATAGCCGCCATCGCTCACACCAAGCTGGCCGACAATGATTGAAGCGGCGCCATCGGAACTGATCGCGTTGGACGTTTTCGGGCCAGTGCCGCCAGCGCCGCCGCCCATTACCAGCCGGTTGACGCCCAGCGCATTCGTCGTGGCCCACCCGGTCGCACTGCTAAAATAGGGTATACCGCCAGACGTGCCAGCAACCGTCAGCGCTGGCGTCGTGGTCGGTGTTGCAACCGAAATCAAGCCGCCAGTGAAGCTGACATTCTGCACGGTGCCGGTCGTCACGGTACCACTGCTGGCAGCCGTGATCCTGCCTTTCGCATCCACAGTGAGTGACGTGTGGGTATAGTCGCCCGCAGCTACCGCAGTGGTCGCCAGTGTCGGCGCGGGATAGGTGCCCGTCAGGTCGCCGCTTGCCGTGCCTGATGGCGGCAATGAGGCGGGAATGCTCGCGGCAGTTATGTACCCAGCCGGGTTGGTCGCGGCATACCGCGAGGTGTCAACTGGATGAATGTGATCAGGACGCGCGTACGTGGTTAGCGTGCCAATGTTGGCAACGCCATCCATGAGCGGGGTGGTGACGGTGTTCACCGCAGGTGGTGCTACGCCGCTGCTGGCGGCCGTCAGCCTGCCTTTCGCGTCCACAGTGAGCGTGGTGTAGGTATAGCTGCCTGCTGCCACGGCGGTGGTCACCAATGTCGGCGCGGGATAGGTGCCGGTCAGATCTCCGCTTGCAGTACCCGAGGGCGGCAGCGACGCCGGAATGCTTGCGGCGGTTATGTAACCCGACGGGTTGCTGGCAGCATAGCGCGAGGTGTCAACTGGATGAATGTGATCGGGGCGCGCATATGTGGTTAGCGTGCCAATGTTGGCAACGCCATCCATCAGCGGCGTGGTGACGGTGTTCACCGCAGGGGGCGCTACACCACTGCTGGCAGCGGTCAACCTGCCTTTCGTATCGACAGTGAGCGCGGTGTAGGTATAGCTGCCTGGGGCAACGGTGGTGGTCACCAGTGTCGGCGCGGGATAAGTGCCGGTCAGATCCCCGGTTGCAGCGCCTGATGGCGGCAGCGACGCCGGAATGCTCGCGGCGGTTATGTAGCCCGCTGGGTTGGTTGCTGCATACCGCGAGGTGTCAACTGGATGAATATGATCAGGACGCGCATACGTGGTTAACGTGCCGATGGCAGCGGTGCCATCCATAAGCGGGGTGGTCACAGTGTTCACCGCAGGGGGTGCTGCGCCGCTGCTGGCGGCCGTCAGCCTGCCCTTCGCGTCCACGGTGAGCGCGGTGTAGGTGTAGCTGCCCGGCCCCACCGCAGTGGTCACCAGCGTCGGCGCGGGATAGGTACCTGTCAGGTCGCCGCTTGCCGCGCCCGACGGGGGCAGCGAGCCAGGGATGCTCGCGGATGTTATGTAACCCGCTGGATTGCTGGCGGCGTAGCGGCTGGTATCGACAGGATGCACATGGTCTGCTTTGGCCCATGTGGTTCCGCTACCAATGGCCGCCGCGCCATCCATAAGAGGCGTGGTGCTGGAGGCAACCGGCACGGAGGATGTCAGCGCATAGGGACCCAGCGAGGTCGTCACCTGCGCCGCCGTCTGATAGCCGGATGGGTTGCTGGCGGCGTAGCGGCTGGTATCGACCGGATGAACGTGGTCACCGCGCGAATACAGCAGCGAAGATCCCGGCGCCGCCGTGCCGTTCATGGCCGGGTTGGCGTCACTCGGCGTGCCGCCGCCACCCGCTGAGACGGGGACATTGGAGGCCCACTTGGTGCCGTCCCAGATGTAGGACGCGCCATTCGCGCCGATGACTACCTGCCCGATGCCCGTCGGCGGGCTGGGAAAATCGTAGCTCATGCCATCACCACCACTCTCGCCTGCGCAACCGCCGCGCTGGCATCAATCGCCGTTCCGTCCCATCGAGCATAACCCGACGCCGGGGGCGCCCCCAGAAAAGTTCCTTTGAAATTGACTGTGTAAGACTGGTTCTGGCTCTGAAGCGTCGCGCGAACGGCAACATCACCGACACCGAAAGAGGCGACGTTGATTGCAGCAGACCACGCGCTGGCAGTGGTGATGTTCTTGAACTGCACGGTCTGCCCCAGGCGATCCAGCGCGATGCCAAGCCAGTGACCGGCCGCATAGGTTGGCGCAGCGCTGACGAGCGCTGCGGCGTTGTAAACCGTGCCATCGCCATACCAGCCGAAAGCGGAAGCGGTATCCCCGATCCACGAGGCGAGGATCGGCCCCGTGTCCAATCCTAAGCCCAGCGCATTCCTGCCCACATCGATTAAGGTGTCCGCGCGTATCTCGACGTAGACTTTTGATGCGCCCGATGTCGTTGTTGTATAGGTGTTGTCATAGGTGCCCGATGAGGCAAGTCTGATCGCGGTCAGGTTGTTATTCTGCAATGTAATGCTTGGGCCGGTCTTTGCTGCGTTGAAATAAGGGGGCAGCGCGCCGCCGGTAACAGTGCCGCCAGCGCTGATGGTGTCCGGAGCTTCTGTTGCCGACAGCACCCCGCCGACATCGACCTTGCCGCCCGAGACGATTGTGTCCGGGGCTTCTGTCTGCGTCAGTGCCCCGACATAGGGAACCGACCCGGCCGAGATGATGGTGTCGGGAGCTTCAGTGACATTCAGCGTGCCGGTGGTTCCGGTAGGACCGGCGGTAGGCGGCGCGGCTTTGTAGGGATGATCGCTAGGCAGCAGCCCGGCGAGGCTCCACTTCCACGCGACATAGCCTTCCAGCTTCTGCCGCGTGTCGGCCGACGAAGTGAACGGCACAAAGATCAGTTCGTAGAGATCGCCAAAGCCCTGCGGATAGCTGACCGTGCCGAGGGAAGACAGCGTTGAGTCATAAAATGTAGTAACGGACGACGCCAGCGGGCCACCGTTCTTGGACATCGCCGCAGTCGATGACGGCGATACTGAACCGTAGAACAGTGCGTCTGTTCCTGGCGTCCATGTCAGCCCATTTATTTGAAAAAAGCTATTTGACCAGACGCCGACCATATTCGATGGCTCGACCAAGAAGGAGATGTTTTGGCTGCTGCCGGTCAGAAGCAGCGTATGATATGTCCCCGTGCCAAGGGCTTTGCCGACGAGAATGTAGTCGTAGCCGGAGCCGGGATAGAACGGCGGCGGGTTGGGGTGCAGCCCCTTCTGGTCATATAGCTGGACCTTGCCGGTCACATAGGCTGGGCGGTTGCCATCATTTTCTTGAAAGACGTGCCGACCATAGCTCGATTTGTCGAGCCACTGCGACACGCCGCTGCCGGTAACCGTGATTGTGGCCACGTCAGAAGCATCCAGCCACACCCACAAATCGGTGCCCAGGTCAGCCGGGGTCCATGGCGCGGCGCCGCCGGTAACCGTACCGCCCGAAGAAATCGTGTCGGGAGCTTCCGTGCGCGTCAGCGCGCCGACAACATCGACCTTGCCAGCAGAGATGATTGTGTCGGGGGCTTCCGTCTGCGTGAGCACGCCACCGACATCGACCTTCGCCCCAGCGACGATGGTATCGGGCGCTTCCGTCCGCGTCAGCGCGCCACCGACATCGACCTTGGCGCCAGCGCTGATGGTATCGAGGATCTCGGTTTGGGTCAGGTTGCCGTAAACAAGCGGGCCGCCGCTTGCGATGATGGTATCCGGCGCCTCCGTCTGCGTCAGCGTGCCAACAACATCGACCTTGGCCCCGGCAATGATGGTATCGGCAGCCTCCGTCCGCGTCAGCGCGCCGCTGATATCGACCTTGCCGCCAGCGATGATGGTGTCGGCAGCTTCCGTCTGCGTCAGGTTGCCGGTGGTCCCCGTAGGGGGCGCCACATACGCCAGATCCACGCCCGCGAATTGCTCGCCGGAACCGTTGACGCCCCACGAGGTGCGCGCCACGTCGCACGCGGCATAGACGGCATAGGCGCCGTTGGTCAGGACGGTGGGACCGTGCTCGCCCCACACCTGCCCGAGGTTCACCACGTCAGTCATTATGGCGTATTGCGTGGTGGGGCTGACCGTGAACGGCGCGATGTCAGCGTAGTAGAAATTCCCCACCGTGCCTGCGGTCAGGTCAATCGTGGCGGAACGCAGCAGCGTCTTGGGGACGGCGCTGTCGTAGTCGTAAAGATAGGCCGTGTGATTGCCGGTATTCCCGGCGTGCTTTTGAAGCCCGATCTTGTTGTAGGTCTGACTGTGGTCGGGCCGGAAGACCATCCCGACGCCGCCGTCGTAATCGTTGCGGTCGTAAGGCGGCGTATAGGACGTGACGAGATAGATATCCGCAACCGGACCAAAATTCGTCGCATCGGCAATGATAGTGTCGGGCGCCTCTGTGCGGGTCAGGGTGCCGGTGATGTCGGTGCCAACGTCGCCCGCCGTCCATGCCTCGATCTCGACCAGCCGCGAGTAGCCCTGCCCGCCCATGTTGATGGTGATGCGGATCTGGTTGGTCGATATCGGCGTGAAGAGGAACTGTCGCCAGACGTTGTTGTTGGCGGTGACCGTGGCGATGGTCTGGAAGCTGCTGCCGTCCCAGTACTGCACCAGAAAATCGATGATGCCGTAGCTGTTGAAGGTGTCGGTGAGCGTGGGCACGCCAGGGACGGTGTATTGGTCCTTCAGCGTGATGACATCGATCTCGTTGATCTGGTAGGTCGCGTTGAAAGTGACATCGAACGTGTCGGGCCAGATGTTCTGCGTTCCGTCGTTCCAGCCGCCGCCATTACCCCAGCCGCCGTTCTTGGTGCTGTCGCGCGATCCGGAGATGCAGTTGCTGGCGGGGAAGCTGGCATTAACGGTGGACGACGCCGCTGCCGTTCCGCCATTGGCCGAAGCCGCGACGTTGACCGGCGCCCCGCCGGGGGTTGCCACAGTACCGGTCGAGGAGATGGTGTCGGCAGCTTCCGTCTGAGTGAGGTTGCCGACGTAAGGGACACTCCCGCCAGCCAATATCGTATCAACAGCCTCAGTGACAGTGAGGTTGCCGATGGTGACCGGGTTCCAGAACAGGATGATGAGGCCCTGCGCCCCGGCGCCGCCTGCACCGTTGTTGCGCCCGCCGCCCGCACCACCGCCGCCATACAGGCCGCCCGCACCGCCCGTGCTAGGCGAGGCGCTGCTTCCGCCGCCGCCACCGCCAGCACCAACGCCGCCCGACAGATTTGTGCCTGCGCCACCTGCCGCACCGGGCGAGGCCGAGTTGGTGCCGACGCCGCCCGCGCCACCCGCACCGGCACTGCCTGCGCCGCCTTGCCGAGGATTGCTACCCGCGTTACCCGCGTTGCCGACGACGCCAGCGCCGGTTGAGCCACCCGCGCCGCCACCCCCGCCCGGCGTCGTGTTCAGGACGCCCAGGCCGCCCGTGCCGCCATCGTTGCGGATCAGCCCGGTGCCGCTGGTCGGGTAGCCTGCCGAGGCTGCACCGCCGACACCGCCCGCCGTGGCGGTTGCCGAGCCTAATGCCGCGCCGCCCTTGGCCCCGGCCTTGTTGGTGCCGGTGGTGGGAAAGACCGTGTCATTGAACCACGTATCACCGCCCGCGCCGCCATCAGTGCCGCTGGCTGCGCCGACCCGCACCGTGACGGCGGTGTTGGCGGCAAGCGAGATGTTGACGACCTTGGTGTAGGCACCGCCGCCACCGCCGCCGCCGCCCGCAGTCGTGCCAGAGCCGTGGGCGCCGCGCGCCCCGGCCCCGATGCACTCAACGGTATTGCTGGCAGGGTTCCAGTCAGCCGGAAGGTTGATGCTCTGGTTGGCGCCCGGCGACGAGGTGATCAGCAGGAATGCCATGTGACGTTCCTGCTAGCAAACGTACATCAAGCATTGCTGACGGTGACGCCAAACGTGTTCACCGTAACGGTCTGCCCAGCAGTGATGGACGTGTTGTTGAGCACGAGGTCGGTCACGCAACTGCCCTGGATGTGGCAGGTTCCGCCGTTGTCGTAGATCCTGAAATAGAGCGCGGTCCCACTGGTGGACGCCGCCACCGTCCACGATCCCGCCAGCGTCGTGACGCCCGCCGACGCGGTCAGGAACGTCGCTGGCAAGGGGATCGTGGCAAGCGTCACATTGCTGGCCCCGGTGTCGGGCGCGCCACAATTGGCTGGCGTAGTGGTTGCCGCCCAGATCTTCAGGTTGCATGGCGACGACGTGGCGGGCGTCGTCTGGAGACACGTCGCCTGCGCATTTCGCACCGCCACGCCATATTGCAAAGTCATATCTACGTCCTCGCTGCCATGATTGTTATTCCGATATCAGCAAGAGTTCCGTCCTGTGTCGAGGGCGCGACGATCTGCAACACATCACCTACCGCCAACGAGCCACCCGCACCGGCCAGGGCGCAATAAGTATGCGACGTGCCGCTCAGTCCGATAGAAATCGTGCCCAGGACGATGGTGGTGATGCCCGAGATTTTGTTCAGGGTGAAGATCACAGGGCTGCCCGTTGTCGCGGTCGGCAGGGTCGTATAGTAAACCACGCTGCCCGCGAGCGCTGCGGGAACGGTGACGGCAAACGCCATCGGCACATTGACCAACCCCGCAGGCTTGCCCGCGAACGGGAAGCTGACCGGCAGTTGCTGCACGCTGACGGGTAGCTGGCCGAACCCGATGGGACCCCCGGCATTGGCGTTGTTGGCGGTTACCCACTGCGTCGAGTTGGGATCGGCATAGCCGATGTAGAGCTGGGTTGATACGCTATCGAACCACATTGCCCCGTTGGTCAGCGCGGGCGGCGTGTCGCTCACGGTGATCGAGGCGCTGCCGCCGGTACCGCCTGCGGTGCTGATCACCCCGTTGACATCGACGGTGATGCCGGTGCCCGCGATCACCCCGCCCAAGGCGAGCGAGGTGGCGGGCTTCACCGCCAGCGTCTGTGTGTTCCGCACCAGCCCGGCGCCGAGAGACAGCGCGCCATTCGCGCCATCGACCGACAGCACGCCACTGTTGCTGATTGTGCCAGCGTTGTTGGTGATGCCAGAGCCAACGTCCAGCCTGATTGTACCGGTGTTGGTAATCACCCCGCCGGTCAGCACGCCCGCTGCGGTGATGCTTTGCACCGTCCCCTGCGGTACATCGGCCCACGTCATCGAATTGGCGCCACCCGCCTGCGATGTGAGCGCCTGACCAGCAGTGCCAGCGGACACCGGCAGATTGAAATTGTAGGTGGTGACGGCGCCCAGGCTCTTGATCGCGACCGATCCGCTGGCCGACCCCCAAAGGGTAAGAACACCGCCGGGGCCGGTGGTCTGGCCCAGCGTCATTCCGCCAGACCCGTCCACCCTGTAGTAGGGCATGGTTGTTGGCGCGAAATTACCGCCGCCAACCATAAGGTTGTTTTGCGCCATCTGGGCCGTCGTCGCCCACGTGGATGCGCCGCTGAAATACGGTATGCCGCCCTGCGTGCCCGCGACCGTCATCGCGGGCGTTGTCGTCGGGGTTGCGACCGTGATGATGCCGCCCGTGAAGCTGACGCTCTGCACGGTGCCTGTTGATGCGGAGCCGCTGCTGGCAGTCGTGATCCTGCCTTTCGCGTCCACGGTGAGTGACGTGTTGGTATAGCTGCCCGGCGCCACGGTGGTGTTCACCAACGTCGGTGCGGGATAGGTACCCGTCAGATCCCCGCCTGCGGCGCCCGATGGCGGCAGTGACGCGGGAATGCTGGCAGAGGTTATGTAGCCTGCCGGGTTGGTTGCCGCGTAACGGCTGGTGTCGCTGGGGTGAATATGATCCCCGCGTGAATAGGTCGCGAGCGTGCCGGGGTTGGCGACACTGTCCATCACCGGATTTGTGCCGCTGGGAATGATGCCGACAGAGGCCGTGGTGATCACGCCAGCAGCGTCAATCGTAATTCCCGAGCCAGCGATCACCCCGCCCAGCGCCAGTGTCGTGGCGGGTTTCACCGCCAGCGTCTGCGTGTTCCGCACCAGCCCGGCGCCGAGAGCGAAAGCGCCCGCTGCGGTATCAATGGAAAGAACACCAGTGTTGGTAATGGTGTTGCCGTTGCTGACGCTGATGCCGCCGACGCCAACAACCGAAGACAGCTTGGTGGAATCACTCGGGTGAACGTGGTCGCCGCGTGAATACAGCAGCGACACGCCCGGCGCGGCGGCGCCGTTCATGGCGGGGTTGGTGTTGTAGGGCGCCACGGTAGACGGAGCCGCCGCCCAGGTCGCCGTGCTGCCGTTCGATTGCAGCACCTGCCCGTTGGTGCCGATGGGCAGCCGCGCGGCGAAATTCAGCCCCGCGCCGACAATCAGGTCGCCCTGGCTGGTGATCGGAGAGAGCGCGTTGAACGCGCCGGTCGAGGTGTTCTGCCCGGTGCCGCCGCTGGAAATGGACAGGATGCCGCCCAGCGCGATGCTGCCGCTGGTGGTGATCGGGCCGCCGCTCGTGGTCAGGCCCGTGGTGCCGCCCGTCACGTCAACGCTGGTTACCGTGCCGCCGCGCGGGATCGCGTCCACGAAGGCCGTGGTAGCCAGCCGGGTTGAGACATCCCCTGGCGGGGGTGTCGGCGCGGACGGGAAATTGTAGAACTGCGGCGAGTTGAGCGGCGCCGCGTCCAGCAGGGCCATCGTGTCCTGCACCGACATGTCCCGCGCGGGCAGCACCAGGGTATCGTCGTTGCCCTTGATGGTGCGCCCGGCCATCGGCGCCAGATAGGTGTTGTCCACACTCCCTGCCGCCAAGCCCAGCGTGCCCTCGTTGATGATCGGGTTGGGGGACGCGGTGATCGGAGAGATCGCTGTCAGCGTGGTGAGCGTGCCCGAATAGGGCAGCGCCAGGGCCGCCACCTGCCGCGCCGAGACGCGCATGCTGGTGCCGCTCTGCACCAGTTCCATCTGCTCGCTGCCGGTAAGGGCAACCGCCATGGGCAGCAGGGGAATGGTGATATGGGTCATCGCACACGCCGCGCGCTGACATAGCCCTTCACCGTCGCATTGGCCGACCCCACGGCGGCCACCAGATACAGCGTGACCGGATCGGTGGAATTGCTGCGGCATTGGCCGGTGATCAGCACCTGCCGCTGCCCGGCGGCGAGCGGTGAATAAATCAGGTTCATCACCCCCGTGCCCAGGATCAGTTCTTCGTCGGTCGGCAGGGAGTCAGTGGTGACGCTGATGCTGGAACCCAATTGGTTTGGCTGCACCGGCACCACCTGGGGATCAGCACCGATAGCAGCGATGGTGAAGTCGCACGTGCCCCAGACCTCCCAGCACCCTGGCGGCAAAGCGATGGCGCACACCTGCATGGGGACGTTGGCCGGGGGTGTGACGCCGACCATGTTATCGACAACGATATATTCACCGATCTCGCCCGGCTGCGCGTCGCTACCGTCGGTGATGCCGGTCGCCTGTGCCACATCCTGCGCATCGGCGTAGTCGCGCACCAGCGCATCCTGCGCGTCGGAATAACGCTTGGTGGACGCTTCCATATCCTCCACCGGGTCGCTGCTCAGAAGCAGCGGATGAACCATAAAGCTTTCGCTCATGCCGCCCTTCCTACACGATATTTATCACGGTGCCGTTGCGCCAAAGCTGCCCGGCGACCAGCCCGGCCGCACTGGTCGGCAGGCCCGTCAGCACCACCCGCGACGAGGTGGTCAGGGTGCCCGAGACGTTCACCGGCCCGGTCATGTTGGTGGTGCCCGATGTCGTCAGGGTGCCCGTCGCGTTGATCACCCCGGCCGCCGTCAGCGTGCCTCCCGCGTTCACCACCAGGGTTCCGCCCGAGGGGACGGTGAGCGTCGGGCTTATCGTGACCGTTCCATTGATGGTGCCCCCGGTCAAAGCCAGGAACGGGCCGCCCAGCAGCGTGTTGGTCTGCGCCGTGGTCAGGTCCAACACCGGCCCCGTTGTGGCCGTGTTGTTGCCTTTCAGCGTCAGCGCGGGCGCGAGCGACAGGTTGATGTTATCAACGCTGCCAGTGGCTGCTGTCAGGAACGGGCCGCCCAGCAGGGTGGTCACCTGCCCGACAGAGAGATCCTCTGGCTGCGCGGGCGTGCTGGACAGGCTCCCCTTCAGGCCCTGCGCCAGCATCGGGGCCAGATAGGTGTTGTCCACGCTGGCAGGCGCCAAGCCAAGGGTGCCCGCGCCATAGATCGGGTTGGGGGTGGCGACCAGCGGCGGCAGCACCGTAAGCTGGATGGTCAGGCTGTAGGTGCCGATCCCGGTCTGGGGCACCTGCCGGAACCCGCGCGGCAGCCCGACCTGGGCGCGCCAAACCGGATCGTCGCTCATAGCAGCGACCCCATCGGACGCGGCGTGTTGGTCATGTAGGTGAACGCTGTCGCCGTTGTCGGGCTGACCGAATAGAACCCGGTGGCTTCGTTGTCGGTCAGTCCCTCGACCGAAACCTGATCGTTGAACCGCAGCCCGTGCGGGGCGGAACAGGTGACGGTGATCACCGACGAGCCGACCGACATGATCGACAGCACCGGCAGCTTCCGCCCCGATGCGGTGATCCCCGGCACGCCGGGCATGATCGCCCAGCGCTCCAGGCCGCTGCTGGAGATCCGCCCTGCCGCCGGGTTGGTCGGCACCCCGGCGGGGCCGGTCGGCTGCGTCCCACGGCTCTGCCCGTCTTCCGCCTGCCGGGAGAAATCCACCGGCAGCGGCATGCCGGTACGCGGGTCGATCACTGGCGGCACCGAGGGCGCGCGCACGGTGGGGACGAACTCGTCCCAGGTATTGACCCTGGCATTCATGATCGGCGGCGGATCGGCGGGCAGGATGATGGCGCGCAATTGCTGTTGCGGCTCGTCCTCGCAACGGCGGCAGACCAGCATGCGCGTGTTCAGCAATGCGATACCGCGCCACTCATGCTGAAACCGCATGGTGTTGTGGGTCCAGATGAAGCCGCAGCGGTCACAGACGCCAGCCGCCTGCGGGTTCTTGGCTGATACCCTCGCCCGCCCCAGACGGCTCGCCCAGGCCATGGCACCCCCTAGTTCCTGAAATATCCGGAGATCATAGGGGCAATATACTGCTGTGCCAGTTCCACGTTGGTTTCAGCCGCCTTGCGATAGGCTTCCGCAGCCAGGGGGGCGAGGATCGGCATTTTCTCGGGCGACCAGATCACCGCCAGTTGCGCCGCCAGACCGGTGACGAAGGCCGGATACCAGATCTGCGGGATTTCTGGCGAGACGCCGTTCATCATGGCGACGCTCTCGTTCTGCACCAGCCGGTAGTAGCTGAAGCTCTCCTGCGTGCCGTCAGGCACCGGCCACAACGTCACGGTCTGATCCAACAGGCGGTTATGCCAGAACACGGTGGGCGACCCCTGGCGCTCCTTGTTGGGGTAGCTGGCATATTCGCTGCGGCTGACCGACGGCATGAGCCGGTCGGAGATCAGGGCGCCCGTGTTGGTGGTGCAATAGGCGTCGAGGATGGTGACGGTATCGGAATCGACCGGATAGACCGCCTGCCCCTGGATCAGCGGCACCGTGACCAGATCCACCCGCCACAAATTCACCCCGTCATTGGCCCAGTGCAGCAGCAGCAGGTTTGCCGCCATCCTGGCGCTTTCGAAGTGCTCCTGCACCAACGAGGTGGGGCGCAGCCCCACCAGTTGGAACGCGTGCAGGATTAGGCTGCCGAAGGATGCCTGGAAGGAGTTGACGGCCATTTCACGTGGTTACACACGGCGCCCGGTCGCGGGCGTGCCGTGCCGCGCCGAGGTGAACGGATTGGCGTCGCAGCCACCGCCGCCGCGCTTGGTGGTATCGATGTGGCGCATGGCAGCGGACCCCTTGAGCGGCCCGACCCGGCCGCCAAGCTTGCGCTTGGCGCGGTCGTCATCCTTGCAATCGGCGCCTTTCTTGTCGTCCTTGTCGCCTTTGCCGCCTTTGCCAAAGGCGCCCTTCTTGTCGTCCTTGTCGCCGCCCTTGCCGAATTTGAACATGGCGCGGTTCCTTTTCAGACCTGGGGGACGCCGAATAGGCCGGAACCGGGCAGCAGCGCGTTGGTCACCAGCGGGCTTTGCCAGAGGATCAGCCGCTTGGCGTTATCCGATGCCGACGCCACCGGCCATGTGCCGCGCACGTCTCCGGTGGTGGAGGTGGCCGGATTGGTGCCGTCACCCGCCAGATAGCCGGTGGTGGAGGTGATCTGCGCCCCGGCCCAGGCGATGGAGATGTCGGCGGGCATGGTGGTGCCGTAGAAGGTGCTGGAGTAGAGCGGGAAGCCGAACACGTCTCCGGTGCCCACGGTGACCGTGGCACCCACCGGCCCGGCGCCAAGCGGGGTGATCGACTGGATGTATTTGAAGGCTTTCTTGCCGCTGACCGTCGTCGCGCCCGCCGCCTGGAGGTTTTCCGTCATCGGGTAGCCGTAGAGGTCGAAGCCCAGTATCCGGTAGACCGCGACATCGGTCGCCGCCGTGGTGATGCGCACGTTGCGCGCCAGCGATTTCACCGGGTCCCAAAGCTGCACGGTGTTTGACGTGCCGTAGGAGATCCGCCCCGCCACGCCATCCAGCGCGAGGCACGGCCGCACGGCGCGGCCGGTACCGGCGTTGTTGACGGTGACGTTGCCGGTGACGCCCGTGCCTGCGGTGAGCACGATGGCCTGTTGCAGCACCGGCAGTTGGGACGTGGCGATGTTGGTGGCCGACATGGTCGCTGGCACGGCGTTGAGCGTCATGATGCTGGTGGTGAGCGAGAAGCCGACAGTGGCCTGTCCGGACCCCTGGCCCGGCATGTAGCCATAGGCTGGGCGGGTATCGGCAATGCCGACGCCGCCCGCGAACAGCGATGGCGCTATGTCGGGGTTCGACCCCGTGGGGTCCTGCCCGAAGACGATCATCGGGCCTGATAGGGCAGTGATGGCCATGGTTCAGACCCTCTTAGGACGTGGGGAAGTTTCCGTAGACGGAACGCCAGTTGTAGTAGCTGAAGCTGTAACGCTCATAACCCTTAACCAGGAGGTTATCTGTAACGAAATCGACCTGCATGTCCGTTTCGAACTTGACACGTTCCATGTACGAAAGGCCATCGATATTCGTCAAAAGGAACCATGCGAACTGCGAAGTCAGGAAGTCATTGACCATGAAACCTTCCGGCAAGCCACCGGCCGTGGACATTATTGCGTTAACGTCATTGTCTGCCGTGCCGGGGCGCAATTCGGTCTGCGTGAGCCGGATCGCGACCGCTTCAAGCTGCGGCGGTACAATCAGCTTGCGGGCGCGGGCAAACACCTTCAGCCCCGCCTGATCGCGGAAGTTGGTGCGCACCTCAACCATCGAGGTGAGCAGCGAGGCTTCGTTGAGGTCGGCCTGCACTGAGGGCGTGTTGCCCACCGTGTTGCCGTCGATGGGATGGGTCAGGCTGCACAGCGCCACACCATCACCGCCGACCGACGGGTTGTAGGTCTGCGCCGAGTTCAGCACGTTGGCGCCGTAAATTTCCTTGGTCTGCTGGAAGCTTTCGATCATCCCAAGGTTCGATGGGTGGAACTGCGTCTTGTAGAGGTTGTCGTCCACCGCCTTGCGGGTGATCGCATAGCCCAGGCCGATCTCGGTGTGCTCTTGGTTGTAGACGTAGCGCTCACCAGCACCATTGTCGAACTGGGTCTGCCCACCCTCGGTCTTCAATTGCGCGAGGCCCAGGAAGCGCAATTCGGCAGTGCGTTCCAGCGCCATCTTGCTGTCGTGCTTGGTAAAGATCTTGTCGTACTGCGAAGGGATCATCTCGTATTTGCCCTCGATGCCGCGCAGGCCCGGCAGCAGGAGGTCTTTGATCGCAGAGAGATTGACGGCCATTGAAGGAGTTCCTTTCCAGCGGGATCAGATGCCCGTCGTTCCCTGCTTGTTGAGGGTGTTGTTCATCGCGACAACGATCCTGTTGTAAGGCGACGTGTAATCGTAGCCGCTGACCTGTCCCCAGAGATTCGGTCCCTCCACGCTGTAGTTGGCGATGGCCATGATGCGGAACGGCAAGCCGGGCGTGGTGGCGATTGAGTTCTGATCGGCATACGCCGTCGAAATGCCGCTGAAGACATTGCCGTTGTTGTTGCCCAGCGTGTTGGTATTGGTGCCGGTGCCGGTCATGTAGCCAATGCCGACATTCATCCCCACGCTCACCTGCACCACCGGATTGGTGGTCGTGGTGGGGGTCAGGGCGTTGACCGTCTGCACCTGATACTGCGCCGCCGGGTCGGTGATCACATAAGCGACCACGCCCGCAGCGGTGTTCACATCACCCGCGCCAGCATAGTAGTTCGACCACACGATGCGCTTCTGGGTGACCGAAAGGTATTTGCAGCCGGTGAACATGCCGACGAAATTGCCCGAACCGGCGGCGGGCACGCCAGCGGTGCCCTGCGTGCCAAGCTGGCAGATGAACCCGGTCGCAAGCTGCGCCACGGGGTCATTGCAGAAGATCTGCGCATTGGTGCCGACAGCCGGGTTAATCGCCAGTTGTACCTGCTCAAACGTCGGAGACGCGCCCGTCCCCGTCACCTGGGCGAACCCAAACGGCGCATTGATATTCGGCATGTAATGCCACTCCTCGGAAGAGGAAGCCGCACATCACACACCGGGGTGACGCTTGAGCCGGGAAAGGGGAGGCCGCCAACCGGAGGCGGCTAAACAACCGTGGCCTAGCCGCTAGCACGAACCGTGCAGTTTTGTAAACATTCACTCACTGTTGGGCGGGATTTGCACCGGGGAATAGGTCTTCTTGATATTGGGGCGAACCCTGGAATCACCGGTACGATCAAAGGTGCCGGGCGGCGTCGCCCCTAGCTGCTCCTCCTTTGCCCGCACCTGATTGCGCGCCTTTAACTGCTCGCGCCTGCGCACCTCCTCGGTGATCTCCATCGGGCGCTCCATCAGCACCATGCCCTTGCGGGTGATGGTCTGATGCGCCCCCGCGATGGGCATCTGCTCCGGATGCCTGCTGGCCGGTACCGCTTCCCAGCCGCCGCGCGCCAGGGCGACCTGATAGGCCGGATCTTCCTTGCCCATCAGCGTGTGGCGCTTCCACTCATAGGACCAGCCGTCGGGAATGCTCTCGGGCGGAAAATAGAACTCGTTGACGGAGTCCAGATCCACGCCCTGGTGGCTGCGCAACTCGGCGGCGCGCTTGGCCGCCCGCTCGCGTGGACTCTCCTCGCGCACAGGCTTCCGCAAGGGCGGGCGGCTCTGGATATCCCCCTGCGAATGCGCGGCATCCTGCACGTCTGTTTCACGTGAAACAGGTGCGTCGGTCGCATCCAGACGAAGGGAGTTCTCCGGACGCGGGAGCACGCGACGGATAGGGTCGGGCATCTTCTTCCTCAATTCAGCTTTCCAGCGCGCTTCAGTTCCAGCTTGTTCTTGGCATACTCTTCGTCAGTCATCTTCATCATCTGCGCCATCTCGCGCTCCTCAGCGCTCAGGCGCATCACGTTACGCTCCCCCGGCGATGAGCGTGACACCGGGGCCGCCGCAGGCGAGGACCGTCGCTGGGTCACCTGCGACGGCTGATAGGACGACGCGTCACCCTCTTCCTCGGCGGGGGCAATGCGCAGGATGCTCTCCACCTCGCGGAAATACTCGTCGCTGTCAGGCGCGATGCCGTCAGCCGTGACGTAGTTATGGGCGGCGATCATCTTATTGAAGAGCTTCTCGTTGGTGGCGTATTGCGGATGGCGCCGTACCCACTCAGCCGAACGCGGTGACAGGCGCGACGCGAAGTCCTCCACCGGGTCGGTGACAGTACGTACCGGCGGCGGCGCGGCCCGTTTGGGCTGCTGCTCGGCGGCCGCCTTGCCGGTTTCCAGTTGCAGCATCTTGGCCGCGTTATCCGCCAGCCCCTGCTGGATATCGGCGGCGCGGGCGTATTCACCACTTTCCATCGCCTGGGCATACTCGGCCTTGAGCATATCAGTGTTGCCCTTGACCATGTGGATGGCGTTGTTGATCAACTGAAGGTTGGTGTCGTCGGTTTCATTGAGCGCGCTGACCTCGCGCATGGCGGCGTCATTGGCGCGTTTCTCGGCAGCCACGCGGGCCTGCCGCTCGCGTTCTAGCTGCTCCTTCAGGGTCTGGATGCTGGCGGCGAGGTCGTCCCTTTCAGGCTCGGGCGCCGCCGTTTCGACCACAACGTCCACCGCACCCTCGGGAGGCGCCTCGACAGGCGGCTCCAGCGGCAGTTCAGCCTCGGCGGCTTTCGGTTTACGTGCCATGGATCACCATACAAAATCGGGATGTTGCACACGGCCTTTGACGTTCACGTCGTCCAGAATGCGGCATGGGTGGCCGCCAATGGTCAGCGACCAGCCGTCGGAGGCGCGAAAGAAGATCCAGTCGTTGACGCGGATATCGATGCCGGTGAACCAGTTCGCGGTGGCGTCCACGAACGCGGAGGCGCCCTTTTTCAGGATCAGCCCGACCTTGCCCTGGACCGAATCCTCGCGGCGGGTCTGGTCGGCCAGCAGGATGCCGCCCTTGGTCGCCTGGGGGCGGATGTAGATCGCCACCAAGATCTGGTTGTTGAAAATCTCAATATTCTTCAGGTCACCGACCGCCTTGACCAACTCCAGCTTGGGGTCGGTGTCGTGCTTCATAACGGCAAACGCCATAGGCTGATCCTTTAACGGGTAAGCATTACCTTCTTGGCGACCTCGTCGCAGATATCCTGGGCGGCGCGGAGGCCCTGAATCACCCCAGTCGCCCGCTGGTAATCCACTCCAGCCCCGCCCCACGAAAGCTCCTCTTTGCGCTGCTCGATCTCGTCTTCCAGCGCCTTGCGCAGTTCCTGCTCAAACAGGATGCCGGTGGTAAACATCCATCCCCCAGGTCACCCGTATTTCTCGATCTTCTCCAGGCGCCCGTCGCCACTCCCGGCACCGGCTTCCATCTTGAGGAATTTGTGGTTGGTGCGCCCGCCACGCTTGCGCATCATGCCCGGCGGCGGCATGGGCGGCCCGCCCGCGCCCGGCGGCCCACCCGCACCCGGCGGGGGTCCCATCATCGGCGGTGGCCCGCCCGCGCCCGGCGGCGGCCCGCCCGGTGGCGGACCCATGGCGCCGGGCGGCGGCGGCCCCTGGATCTTGGGTGGCGGCGGCGGCATCCCGCCGCCAGGGGGCGCCAGTCCCGCGTCCTCGGGCTTGCCCTGCGTGATGATGATGTTGACGTTGGTCTTGGCAGAGCGGCTCTTGCCGCCGCCTTCGTGGTGCTTGTCGCCCAGCATGCCGCCATAGGCGCGCTTGATGCGGCCACCACCGCATTTGGCTTCGCCGCCCGCCTTCAGCCCGTCATGCTCTTCCATCACGACGCTCTTCACCTTGGCCTTGACCTTGCCGCCCTTCTTGAAATCGGCGTCGGCCAGCGCCCCGCCCTTGGCCTTGGCGATATCCTTGGGCGGCACTTTTATCGGGGCATTTGCCTTCCAGGCACGGGTCAAGGCGCCCGTTTTCCCAGGCGACAGGGCGCGGATCTCGTCCATCGTCGCACGGGGCTGGCCGCTGCGCGTGGTTTCACCGCCGTTCGCTTTCCCGGCGGCACCGCCCTTGTTCATGGGCGACAGCTTGCCTGCCTGCACGGGCGAGAAGCTCATGCGGCTGGCGGGCACCCCGGAGCGCTGGGTGGCCTCGGCCAGCCCCGCGTTCTGCGACGGCTGCGGCCCGACGCCCTGCGCCTCGCCGCCATCCTGCTTCTTCGCCGCCCCACCGCTTTTCATGCCGCCGACATGCTTGAGGCCTTCGCGCTCCTCGTTAGCCGCTTTGGCATCGCGGTTGATGTAAGCGGTCACCGCTCCCCCTCCAGTGGAACCGCCGCATTTGCGCGCGATGCGCCCGGCGTGCTTGGCGGTGGCCGGTCCCGGCACTTTCAGCCCCGCCGTCACCTTCACCATGCCGCCGTGGCGGTATTGGCGCGGCGACAAGGGGCGCATGCCGGTTTTCGCGGTCGCATTGAGCGGCTCGGACGGCGTCCAACTGCTCGCGGTGATGCCTTTGGCGTCACTGCCGCCACCAAGACGGCGCGCCTTGGCTTTCATCGCGCTACGCGCCTGCTGGCTCATTGCGGACATGCGAATTTGCTCCTTCGCGGAGGGTTTCCCGCGCAAACAACGCGTTTTTGGCAGTTTTTGCAAGATTTCACGCCCAGCCGCCCGCGTAATAGCGCGCGGCGACCAAGGCGCGCTCGATTTCGGGTCCGGAAGCGCCGACGGCACCTCCATCGGCCTTCTTTTTGGTCTTCACCACGGGCGGAAGTCCCATTTCGGCCCGTTTTTCGTTCAACGCGGCCCTTCTGGCCGCCTTTTCATCGAACATCTTGAGCTTGTCGATGCGCTTTTTCATCGTTTTGACGCCCTGGCCCTGCATTTTCAGCGCGGCGTTGTAATCCGGGGCCGTGGCGCCCTCGCGGGTGTTGTAGAAATCGTGCTTGATGGGGTCATAGACCATGTGAACCACGTCGGGACGCCCGCCGTTGAACTGCTTGAACGCCTCATGGTCCCACCCGGCCGGGGTTTCAGCGTCATCCCATGGCAGCCTGGAGACGGCGTGGAAGCGATTGCGCGTGTACATGTGCGGCAGCACGGTATCGAACGCGTCGAGCTTCCTGCCGCCCTGCTGCACTGCCAGATCCAGCATGGAATTGGCGACGTTGCGGTGATTGGCCAGCTTCTTGTTATTGAACACCGAGACGATGTCGTCGCCCTTGAGCGCGAACCCGGTCGCCTTGTCGGGCGACAGGAACAACTTCATGTCCTTGAAGTGCTCGGGTCCGTAGGGGGTGAGCGCGGCCCCGTTGGGGCTGGACGCCTTGGCCGCGTTCACCGCGTCGTGGAACACGGCGGCGCTGCGCGCGCCCGGTGTCAGTTCGTGGAACGCGGGGGCAGAGATCCCCGCCGCGTCCCACACTTTCTGCGCCTCGGGGTGAGGCTCGTGGATACCCTGTACTGAAGCGCCGAAGCTCGGATCTACGTCGTCCGCTCCCACTCTTCCTGCTCTTCTGGCGTAAGTTCCGGGTAGCCCGTCCCGACGCCCTGCTGCTCCATGTGCTTTGCGGACTGCACGCCCGAGATCGCGGGCGCGGGCGTGGCGCTCCACTTCCTCAGCTTCCAGTCCTGTAAATGCTCCGGAAGGTCCGCCTCCAGTTCCGGATGCCAGGGCGGCGGGTTCCCCATGTGCGCCACCTTCAGGTATTCCTCTCTGGTAACTGGAATCCCATTCTCTTTCAGGATTCGAATCACCGGGTCGGTTTCGGTTGAACCAGCTTGGGTCATTGAGTTTTCCATTCTTCTCAGGATCGGGATCTGCCCTGGCGAAGGCCAGGATCTGCTGCCGCGCCTCATCGGCGGTGATCCGCCCATGCGTGACGTTATCCCATATCCCGTCGATATGCGCGACAAATTTCTTGCTGCGCTTCTGCTCCGGGGTGAACAGGCCGCGCACCCCTTCCCAGGTGATCGACTGCAATTCGCGAGGGTGAATTTGCAGGTCCGCCGCCACGTTGCGCGCGGCATCGGCGTGGTAGGGATACATGCCGGATATGCCGGTGACGGCCGAGTTCTTGGCCGCCAGCGGCACCGGGTAGTCGGAGCGCTTGGGGCGCGGCAGCCCCTTCTTCTTGGCGTCGGCAACGGCGTCGGGATACGGGTCCTTCATGCTGCCCGACCCGAAATTATGCGACACCTCGGTGGCACTGCCGCCCAGCGGGCGCAGCAGGCCCGCCGCCACCGCGTGGGTGTCCATGGTGATGTCTTTGTAGGGATTATCCGGCGCCAGCAGGTTGTTATAGAAATTGCGCACCTTGTGCTTGTCGCCCATCAGGTCCGACAAGGCCTGCTTGCTGCCGTCGGATTGCGCCGACTGCACCGCCTTGGTGATCTCGGCCAGCGACCCCCAGCTTGTCTGCGACGGGTCCCTGACGGTGCTTACGTCTTCCTCGTCCTCGTCGCCCGATGACGCGTCGCTCTTGGTGCGCACCCGGCCAAACCCGCCCTCGGGCGTCACCAGCCGATGCCAGCGCGGATTGTGCGCCTCATCGTGCAGGCGGATGAACATCGCCTTGTGCTCGGGGTCCATGATGTCCGCCAGCCGCTTGCCGCGCAGCTTGCCCAGCGTGCCCTCGTGCCGCTCTTCGAAGAAAATGCGGTTGGCGTGGTCCTCCATCTCCTTGGTGTAGTGGAGGTCGTGCTGGTTATGCAGCGCGTCCAAAACGCGCTCGGCAAGGCTGACGTTCTGGTACCAGTCCTTCTGCGGCGACAGCGACGCCAGCACCCCCGCCACCGCGCTGTCGGGCATGTCGTAGCGCTTGGCGAAATTGTCCACGATCCGCCTGCCGCCCTTGTACCAGAGCTTGGCGCGAGCGCGGATTTCCGGCGGCATCGCGTCGTGCAGAAACCGCAGATTGCCCTCGCTCAGATTGTGGAAGGCCTGGAGGATGTCCTCGGTCTTGGCGTTCTTCTTGCGCAGATGCGCGGGCATGCCGGGGTATTTCGCCATCTGCCGCACGTTGAAATCATGCGCCGTCATCTCGGGCGTCTCGCGCAGCGGCTTGGCCAGCTTGGCCGATTCCGTGTCCACGCGCAGATCGCCCGTGACCGCCTCGTTCCCGGCCTTGGGCTTGCGGGTCGAGATCCGCGCCGGATGCTCGCCGCTATTGCCGCCCAGCAAGTTGCTATAGGGCTGAAACGCGCGCGCGGGGGCACTGGGTGGCGCCTGCTCCCCTTCAGGGCTGGCAGGGGCAGGCGCCACCGCAGGCTGCGCAGTCAAGGCCTGCGCAGGGTCTGTAAATGGTACTTCCCCGCCCGCTGCATAGCGTCCCGGCAGCGGGCCGATCTCGCGGCCGATGCCGCGCGCCACCTGTGCGGCACGGCGGATCGCGTCGCCCGACGCTTCCTGTTTCACCACGTTGCCGCCTGCGGCGTAGCGCCGCGCCAGTTCGCCGCGACCATATTGCTGGGCGATCCGGCTCAACACCTCAGGGTGATCGGGCGGCAGGAAATCCTCGGTGCCCGACACTATCGAGCGCACCGGCAGGATGCCCGGCTTCTGATCGCCAAAAATGGTGCCGGGATAGCCCGACCCCGGCTGCCCGGCCCGCACCGCCGCCTGCCTGTCCTCGGGCGCGGTCGGCTCGTCCACGGTGCGCGCCTTGCGGTTCAACTGCCCGAACGGGCCGTAATTCAGCCAGCTATTCTGCCCGCGCGTTTCGGTCGCCAGCGCCATGCGCGCCAGGGGGGTGAACATCTGCGCGTGCTGCCGATAGGCATTCTCCTCGCCCGGCGCGCGAAACCCGATGCCCTGCTTGGCGTGGCCGAACGCGTCATGCACGGCGCGAAACAGGTCGTTGTTGTAAACCGGCTTGCCTTCCCAGTGCTCACCAGACGGCACCATCAGCGGGTGGCGCTTGCCGTAATCCGTCGGCGCGCCAGAGCCGGTGCCCTCCTCGCCGGAACCGAAACCCTCCTCGCTGGGGAACACGCCCATCTTGCGGTTCTGCCGCAGATCGTCGGTCGCCGCCGACGGACCCTTCGCATACGGGTCATGCACGGCGGGGTTGTAGAAGTGAAACCGATATCCCGCCTCCCTGAGCGCGCGGTACTGGTCGGCGGTTTCGCGGGCCAGCGCCGAGTAGGCCGCCCGCGTCAGCTTGTCGTGCGAGGTGTCGGGCATGTCGGCAAAATCGCGCGCGGCCATGATGGCGCGCTTGATGTTGAGCGGCACGATGGCGGGCGCCGGTCCCCTGGTGCCCCGGTTGGTCTGGCGCATGTAATCCTGCGCCACCGCCGTCAGGCGCGGGTCGGGCGCCTGATGCTTGACCTTCGCGCCATGGCCCGCGCTGCCGCCGTGCTTGCGCGCGATTTTCAGCGCTTCCTGTACCTTATTCACTATACGCCCCCACCGCGCTCGTAGCGGCGCTTGATCTTGGCGGTCTTGTCATCGAACACCACGAAGTTGTGGTTACCCACACCCTCGCCCCGGCTGGCGCCGTCCAGATAGCGAACGCCAGGGATGCCCGCCTCGCGAAGCATCGCCGCCGCCTTGGCCCCCTCGGGGTGCAGCAGCTTGTAGATCTCCCGGCCCCGCTCCGTTCCATAGAACAACGCGTCGGGCGGCTTGCCCTTGCTGGCGGTGCCGACCAGCCTGCCGTCTTTGCCGATGTAGCCGTAGTAATCCTGGGTCGGCCCCGCCATCCGCAGCCCCAGGCTCTCGGGCGTCAGCGCCTTCTGCACATGCGGGTGCTGGTCGCTTAACGGCTTGTCCCAATTCAGGAAATGCTCGGGGTCGGCATGCAGCCTGACATGGTACATATGCCCTGGCTTGTGGATCGACGCCTTGGGATAGCGGTCGCGCATGGCTCTTACATCGCGCTGGTTTTTGTCGATGTATTGCGGAAGATAGGTGTCCGCGATGTATTGGTGCGCCTTGTCCCAATCGCCCCCGGCCGAAATGAAATCGTCAAGCGTCCAGCGATCTGACGGCTCCAGCTTTTCCCGCCGGACGATTTCATCCAGCGGCAGCGGGCCGTGGCTGGTGCCAAGGTCGATCTGCGGCTTGCTCTTCTTGGACAGGCGGTCGCGATAACCCTTCGCGATGCCCTCGTGCTCGGCAAAATACAGCCCGTGGCCATAGGCCTGATTGCCCTCGCCCGTGCCGATCTTGCTGCTGTCGAACTGGTCGAAATAGTGCGGAGAGCCATGGTAAACGTCCACGCCGGGTGGCTCTTCTTCTTGTGGCTGCACCTGTCCGCCGACATCGCGGCCCATGCGCCGCGCCGTCAGCAAGGCGCCGCGCACGGCCTTGCTGGCGTTGGTCACGGCTCAGAGGCGGCTTCGCCGCCAGCCTCGGGCGCGGCAGGCTCGCCCGTGGCTTTCTCGGCCTTGCCCACCAGCCCCTGCGCGATGGGTGCCGCCTCGGGATGCAGCAGCACCTCGCGCGCGATGTTGAGCATCTCCAGCTTCTCGCGCGAGGCGCGGTCGGCCTTCTTCTCGTGCGCGTTGCTCAACGTGGTGCCGCGCGCGGTGTCGGCCTGCTGCTGACGGCTCTGCGCGTCCATCAGCTTGGCCTGCGCGTTCAGCTTGTCCACCTCGGTGTCCACCTGCTGCTGCTTGCCGCCCTTGCCCGCCAGCCCGCCAGGATTGGCCTGCGTGTCCACCTGTATCTTCTGCGCCGTCGCCTGCGCGACTTGCGCCTTTGATGTTGCCTCCAATTTTTTGCTGTCGGCGTTCTGCTGATCGACCTTCATCTTGGCCTGGGCCTGCTCCAGTTCCGGCGGCGGCTTGGCCTGCGCCTCGGGCGGCGCCAGGAACTGATCGGGGTTGCTGTACCCAATCGCGGTGATGGCAGCCCGATCAATCGCCAACGGGTCGTAGAGCATGGGCGAAGCCTGCTGCAACTGCTTCAGCGCCATGATCTTCATCAGCCGCTGCGTATGACTGGCGGTGTTGGGGTCCGCCTGCGGCGTCAGTTCGCAACGCTCCAGCGCGGCCAGGAAGCTTTGCTCGTCCCAGTTGCACGCGGGCTTTTTGTTGCGTTGCCAGAAGCTGTCGGGGTGCTCCTTGAAGGTGCGCACCAGCAGGCGAAATTCTTCCGCTTGCGCCGAGTGCATGCGCTTATGCACGGCACTCATCAGCTTGTTGGCCTGCTCGATCATGGCGAGGGTAGTTCCGACGGGAGCGTCGGCTCTACCCTCGCCCACCTGCTGCTCGCTGGTGCCGCCAATGCGCATGCCGGTCTGACTGATATCACCGACAAGGTTCATCAGCGCGGGCGCGCCCTGCTGGTTATACGGCAGCGGCATGATCGCCTGCGCGATGGGCATACCGCCAGTTTTCACCAGCGCCCCGCCTCCAGGGGGAATTCGAAAGATGTTGGTGTTCTGTCGCGCCCCCGTGTCAGCCATAAGAAATCCTGGGAAACACGCATACATGCCCCCATCAAGAAGCTCTCGCCAAGCAGCAGTGATGGCGTTCGTGGTATTGCCCAGGATGTGCAACAGTCCGATATCGTAAAACCCCATGCCTGGGACGAAGATGTATTTGACAAAGTTGTCGCGGGCTTCCGGAAGCTCCTGATCATCTTCATCGAAATTCCTGACTACCGAGAGTATTTTCTTTGACGAAACATCTATAGTGATGCGGTAGGGTAATTCCAAACCCGTCTCTTTGCCGTTGATCTTGTGCTCGTAGCCCAGCAGATCCTGCTCGCAGTAGATCTCGTAGACCTCGCGGTCGCGGTCCTCCATCCG